GGGGAGGGCCGATACTCTCCCGTTGTCAATGGAAGGCGCATGGCTCGGAATGTATATGCCAAAACATAGGAAGAGTGTGAGGAAAAGCTGGCCCAGCTGATCCAGGAGATGAAGCAGGAAATCGCCGCAAGGAAGGCAAAGACGGGCTGAAAAGCACAATGCTCCGGCGGTTCGATCCCGCCGGAGCACTGATTTTTTCTGTCTGTGGCTTGTTCTGTGGTCAAAGCCCTAATCCAAAATTCCAAGCAAGCCAAAAAGTCATGAAAAATAAAGTAAAACCGCCCTTTTCTACTGAAAAGAGCGGTTTTCGTGGAGCTGCTGGGCGGATTCGAACCGCCGACCTCATCCTTACCAACGCAAAATTTTTCGTTTTTCTAATCTTTTTTCGTTGTTTATAGGCATTTCTATTCCGAGCAAATCACTTTCCAGTACTTTTGTAGCGCAGGATTTCCGGTTGTTCCGGCTCCGTCTATGGCTGGTTGTGTGGTCAGCGCGGCGTTTTCTTTAATGGCTGTCCTTTCCGTCCGCCGTCAAGCACTCCCATGCAGGCGAAATGGAAGTACTGCCACCCCACCAGTTTAGTCTTTTCTTGCAGCCGTCACATACTTTTGCTTCCGGCTTTTTGGTTTTTCTGGAATAGTCAGTTGGATCGCTCCGCATTGCACCAACGGGTCCAAATATTTGCGCAAAGCGTACTGTTCCGAGGAAATATTCAGGTATGCAATGATTTCCTTTCGGGTTTTTGGCTCCTGACAGAAGGCAAGCAGACCTCTGGGATCGTAAACAACGTTTTGCTGTTTCTCTTCTACTACTCTTTCCTTCTGTTCTTGCTGCACTATCTCCCGCCGATTATAGAGCGTGACGGTAAAGGTGCCTCTGCGATCCGAAAAAACAGGCTCCGGCAGAGACAATTCTGCCATAGCATGTCGGATACGCGGAATTCCCGAATAGCGGTTTTCCGTCTGCTCCAGCACCTCCATAGCTGTGACCATGACAGGATTTCTAGTGTCCGGCTGTACATGCCCCAACTGATCCACCGTCAGCCTTCCATAAAGTCCGCCAGGATTTGAGACTTCTAATCGGTCTGCATACATCGTCAGCTGAATGGGCATTCCTTCGGTATGGATACTATAATCCCTATGGACCAGGGCATTTAATACCGCTTCCCGGACAGCATCCATGGGGTATTGCGGGGTGTCTCGCCGCATTCCCGTCTTCGGATCAATTGCGGTGGCTGTCCGCATGTTGGTGCGGACAAACGCCAGGCTTCCCTCTAGCATCTCCGGAAGTGTCCCTTCAATTCGCCGGCTGTCAGTAAATCGCTGTCCCGTTTCATTCAAAATTCCCATCTCCGTACTGGGCACACAGGTAGCAATCACACTCAGCTGTGGAAAATAAGCCTGTGGATAATAGCCAAACAGCATAACCGCCGATAAGGTCACCTTTCCGCTCTTCAAAATCCCTGTCAGCTCATAGAGCTGTTCCGTTGGGACTGTTTCCAGGTGAGGGCGGTTCTTTTTTTTTCGCAGAAGATAATCCTCCAATTTCGTCGGATCTAACGTTTCTATGGATGCCCCCACCGCTTCCCGAATATCGTCTCGATATTTTTTACGGAAAGCCTCGTAGCTGTAAACCTCATATTCTGTCATCGGTTTATCCGCGTCTCCCACGCGAATATAGGAACCTTGTAACCGACCTTTTGCGGTTTTGAAGCAGGGCCTCTCTGTCACATCTACCGGGGGAATCTCTGCAGAAACGAACACCTTTTCCTCTTCTGCATATACGGTAAAAACAGGTCGGACAACCGGCGTCATCTGCTCACCGTACTCCATCACCTTTTTCTGCAGATCCTGTGGGTCGTATACGCCTACTTTGGCAAAATTCTGTTTCTCGTCCAGTCCAAACACCAGCGTTCCGCCACTGTCCTGATTGGAAAACGAGGACAAAGTATCATATAACTTTTCCGGACAACCCTTATGTGCTGCCTTCACTTCCACAACCTGCTCTTCACATTTTCGATTCCGAATCTTATCAAGCAACTCTTTTAGTTCAGTTTCCACCATGGAGATTCACCTCCCAGTTACTATTTTATGGATTCTTGCAGGAATGTCAACTTACTTTTTGAGAATCTCAACAAGCAGAAGTCAATAATCTTAACATTCCAAAAGAAAGTCAAGTTAATTTCTTGTTATCTTCACTTTCCCGTTATGTTCCAGTTTACTCTTTTCATACCGCAAAAAACCTCGAACTGCCCCACAGCCTTTTCATTCTTCTTTTACTTTCTGGCTGACTGTTTCTACAGCAGTTCTCCTCTACCTTTTTAGTACGCTGTTATCAAAGAGACAGGAAATCAGACTTTTAATTGCAAGTGAGTTACCTGTTTGTCTCTAGTTTGTTTGTTCCTGACCGCAGAATCGGATTCATCTGTAATTGCCGGAGCTTTTAGAGATAAAAAGTCATTCAAATGGGAATGTTGTTGTCAGTCACGTTTGTTCTTCAATCGCTGTCTTCAGTCGGTCAAACTCAATTTTTCTTTCTGTCTGCTCCAACTGCAAAAATGCCAGCAAACACATCTGGTATGTCTCATCATACCAATGCTCTAATTCCTCTTGTTTCATCTGGACTATAAACGGCTTGTATTTTGCAGAATCAGCTGGATCAACATTATTGTGCCGAATGTTGAGATTGTTAAAAAGATAAAACAAATCGCTTTCCAGTGTTTTATCCGCTTTCTTTAAACTACCGCGTTTCGGCTCCAATAGAGATGCAAGCTGAACCAAGGCACTCTTTTTTGCTTCCAGTTGTCCTTTCATGGAGTAATGATTATAGGAAATAATGCGGTAAGACAACTCCTTGGGGACCAGGTCACTTTCCGCCACAGCAATTGCAGCAGGAGACTTCTCAACAAAAATCGTAAATCCATTCTGTGTCGCCTGCATATACCCGATTCTTTCAATTACTTGACCGATCTGCTGAAGATAAAATTGTACATTTATGAACTGCGGTCGCATGTTACCATAGCCGTAAGGAAAGTTCAGCGGAATATACTGGTAAGCTATGAGTAAATTTTCCATATACTCGCATAGTAAGATCAACTCATCAATTTTGAAATTAGTGGGTTCTTTTTCAAAATGAAAGTCATTCAGCTCATTAAACTCCTCCAAAGAGAGAGAGGTGCCACGAAATGGGAAGCTGAGGAAGCATTCACTGAGTTCGTCATACGCAGAAACCCTATTGGAATTCGACACCACGATGGTTCGGTCAAACAGCATTCCATATAGCTTCTTATATTCTTGTTTTGGATCAATCTTTGCCTCTTGCAATATCTGCGCAAAGGTTCGCCGCATCCTATCTCACCTCATTCCACTCTGGCCTGTCCATTCATCAGCATAGGCAGGAGCCAGTCACGGAGTTTAACTATTTCTAGATTTTCCTTCACCTTTTGCTCTTTCAGTGCTAGTAATTTTTGAACCTGCTTTGAAAACAGGTCAACAATGTTTTTCGACGGAAGAATTGCATTTAAATCCAATAATGTATTAATCCGAATGCCCTTAAAAATGCTACCTGTTGAACTAGAAGTTGCACTTTTTATAAACATATCTCCCATGAAATACATGTATAAGAACTCTGATGTAACCACGTCGTTATTGCATCGTATGGAGAATACAGATTCATTAATATCCCAGTCTGTGGGAGTTTCTTGGATCAAATAGCATCTTCCAAGTGGCGCAATACTGGCAAAGAGAATGTCACCGGCGGAAATATCCGAACGAGCATGTATCACTTTTTGTGCTTGCTCATCTACCGTATCACAGCTAGTAAAGTCAAGTGTCCCAGATGTAGTTATATTTTTTACAGTTATATATTGAACTTTTCCATTCCCAAGTTTGAAATTATCTCTTGGATTCAATCCCGTATTTATACTTGAAATTGCACATGACAAAGGTCCGACATTCCAACCCTTTGGAATTCTCTGTTTCAGTTTGGAATTCCACACCATTTCGCCGCCAGAGGTGCGGTAAGGGCGGCCGTTTTCATCCGGAAAATCAAACTGCACAAACCAATAGTCATAAAGGGTTTTCGCCATGGTCTCCAACTCAGAACAGATTTTCTGGTTAAGACGAATTTTTTGCTCCATATTGTAATGCATATCGCCAATTTTAACCTGCTCTTGGTACTCTGGAAGGTAAAGATTTAAAAAAGAAAAAATATCTTCATTGAAACTTGCTCTCAAAGTCATAAAGGCATTATTAGTTACTGCCTTTCTAAACAAATAGCCTCTCAGATAAAATGCCAAATATTTATGATACGCTATACCAGTTGTTTTCGGGCGGAGCCTTTTCGTAAAGCCACTATATGTAGCTTTTGGATAGTTCTTCGTAGCTACACAACTCATGGCTAACTCATCTATAGTTTCACTGGTTCGAGTAATAAGTATATCGCCCTCTTTAATTGAGTAGATATCTTGCTCTTTTTCAGATGTATCCATTAGATCTGGCAACTGTTCAGGAAGAAAATAGTTGTTAAACACAGTTCCAAACGATACAAAAGGATAACCATGACCAGCTTGGTCTTTTGTTGTAGAAATCCCAGAACTCATTTCATACAGTTCTGAAAATGGGTATTTTTTTATTTTATTCATACTTCACCCGCTCCAACTGCTGCTTGATTTCCTCCTCCAGGCGGCGGCTCTCGGCAAATAAAGCATCCAGCCGGGTGGTAAAGCCGTTCATTTTCTCCGTAAATTCCTCCGGCGTCAGTTCCACATACTCGATCTTTACTTCAAAGTACTGGCCAGCGGAGAAAGACAGCTTCTTCTGTTTGATGTCCTCATAGGACACCGCCACGCAGAAATCGTCTACTGGCTCTCCAGCGTTAAAGGTATCAATAATCTTGGCGATCTCTTCCTCGCTGAGGACGGTCTTCTGGTTCTTTCCGTCCACCTTTTCTTTGGTTCCCAGTTTAGAGGCATCCATCAGCACCACTTTTCCGTCCCGGTTATCCTTGTCCAAAACAGGATGGAAACATTGGTTCCGGTAGTGGCAAAGATATTGGAGGGCATGGAAACGACACCCCGGAGCATTTGGTGATTCACCAAATACTCCCGGATTTTTTTCGGGATGCCGGAACCGGCCGTCAGAAATCCGGTGGGAACCACCACTGCCGCTTTGCCGTGGTCGTTGAGAGAATAGATAATGTGCTGCAGGAACATCAGATAGATGGCCATGCTGCTCTTATCCTTGTTTGGTACATTGGGTACACCGGCAAAGAACCGCTCCTTATATGCCTCGCCAGCCAGTTTTTCCCGGTTGTCACTAAAGTCCATGTTGAAGGGCGGATTGCTGACGATATAGTCAAATCTGGCCAGGCCGTTCTTCTGGGAATTCAGATGGCGGGGTGCAACCAGTGTATCGTCGTGGACCACATTTCCCAAGGAATGCACCAGGTTGTTCAGGATCAGGTTCAGCCGCAGAAACTCGTTGGACTTGGAGGAAATATCCTGGGTGTAGATGGTGCAGTTATCCTCTCCGATCTGATGAGCAAGCGCCAGCACCAGGGTGCCGGAACCGGCCGCCGGGTCATAAACCGTCACATTCTGAACCCCATCCTGGACCATAATGCGGGCAATGATGGTGGCAATGGTATGGGGCGTGTAGTACTCGGCATACTTGCCAAAGTCCTTGTTGTAGTCTTTGATCAGATACTCAAAAATCTGGGCAAAGAAATCGTAGTTCTGCTCATACACCTCAGCAAAACTGAATTCCACCAACTTATTGATAATGGCGCGGCAGAACAGAGGCTTTTTGGCGCTCTCAATCACGTACTGGGAGATGGGATCAAAGAGCTTGATCTTCTCCTCCCCGCCGGTCTGAACAGAAAAGACATCCAGGTTATAGTTGGAGATGTCCACCAGAGTGTCGTCAAACAGTTCGTGGAATGGATAGGGCGTACCGTCCTGCTTTTTCATGGTGTCATCATTCTGGTGGTTAAAGAGGTAGGAGATGTAGTGCGTCTTCTTCAGGCAGGCCGTGTCACCGCCCAGCATGGCCAGCAGCATCTCATACTGGTCGTCTGGCATGGCCTCCAACGCAGCCTCCAGGTTCTTCTCCTTCGCTAAGGAGGGCTCTGCTTTCCGAACCTGATAGAAAAATTTGTCGTTGAGGTATTTATACAGAAACACCTGTGTGATGATTTTGTACTCACCGGGAGAACCTCCCAAGCCAAAATTTGCGCAGATGGTTTTCAGATCGTCGATCATTCGCTTGGTGCGAATGGTAAGGGATTCGATTTGCATTTAAGATATCCATGTCCTTTCTGCGAAGTATTCTCCTGAGATATAGGTATCAATAAAATTCACCTGTGCCATAGAGGGCTGTACTCCGTTATTGCGGCACGATTGAATGATGGTAGGCATAATCTCACGGGTGAAATAGGCGTGATTATCCATAATACGCTGGTTTTTCAGTACCTTCTGGTCCACAGCCGTCTTCACTCCCATGAGGATGTCGAAGATGACAGGATCACTGCCGATGGGCGGTGGACTTGCTTTTATGCGCTTGTGTGTACGCATATATTTGGCGTCACCGCCGTATTTGGCACAGAGCATCTGATCACGAAGATTCTGCTGAGCCGCTGTTTTGCGGATGCGCTCCAAATCCTGAATCTGCTGCCGCATTTCGTCAGCCGTCAGTTCCTCGATATTTTTCTTCTTAAAAATCCGTTTCAATTCCTCTAGAAGCGTAATATATTCCGGGTCCTTTGGATCAAGGCTGCGCTCCAGCTCCCGCCGTGTTTTTTCCAAGGTGTCCTGATACTGATCGGCTATGACCATCTCACTCTCCGAAACTTTTCGGAAGGTAAACTCGATCTGATCCAAAGCAATATTCAGGATCCCTGACATGTCCTCACTGTCCTGTAATTTTTCCTTGAGGTTCACCAGGTTGATCCGGTTGTTGACCTCGCTGAGCAGGGCATGGAGGTTGTCCATGGTAAACCGCTGAGCCAGCTCGTCATAACCGAACAACTGCATGATGTTGAACAGTTCCTTGCAGGTCTCCAACGCTCTACGCAGGTCATACAGTTCCTGTTTATCGTCCAGCGCCGTGATCTGCTGCGAGAATAGTTCTGCGTTATCCGTGGCATAGAGGAACAGCTTCTGCTGGGCTGCCCGCAGTTCCTGCTCCACTTCCTCCTGGGATTTGAAAATATTGCTGTACCGCTCAAATTCGTCCCCCAGTTCCGCCTGCAGTTCCTTAAAATACGCCTGGTTGGTCTTGTCGAACTCAGCACGAATGTCGGCAAAATCTACTACATAGCCATATCGGAACGCCTTGTATGGGCGATTCACGCGCGTCAACGTCTGAAGCAGATTATGCTCCTTGATCACACGGCCCAAATACTGCTTTTTCAATCGGGGCGCATCAAAACCGGTCAGGAGCATATTGTAAACGACCAGCAGATCAATTTTCCCTTTTTTGAAATCGTCTGTATATCTGCGCCGCGTCTCCTTATCCTCCACATCGTGGAGAATCAAGATGTGGCTAACCTGCGAATATCGGTTCAGTTCCTGATCAACCATCCGGGCCTGATCAGACGAATCACAGACGATCATGCCGCCAATGGTGGAATCACTCAGCGCGACGCGGCTGTGTTGGAAATCATCCACAATATAGTCTACCAGCGCTGCCACATACTTTGGGTGCGCATAGACATCTTTCTTGCTCAATGACCCTTTTCGAGCTTCCAATTCCTCTAAAACTGCGTTGAGTTTTGCCCGGTATTCGGTCTTAATTCCCTCCCGAATCAGTTTCAGCGTATATCCGTCGGCAATGGAGCGGTTATAGTAATACTTGTGGATATACTCTCCAAAAACGTCCTTGGTGTTATACCCATCACCAATCAGCGGCGTACCAGTCAGGGCAATCATGACTGCTTCCCGGTCAGAGGACATCAGGTTTGCCAAAAAGGAACCTTTTGGATTATAACTCCGATGGGCTTCATCCAGAAAATAGATCCGCTGTACATTCACATCGTAGTCCGCCTTGCGAACGATAGACTCTGCGGAAAACTTCTGTATATTCACCACAGTAATGGTGTCCTCACCTGTATTGTTGGCTGTTCCAATGGTTCGGATATTTTGAATAAACTCCTCTTTGGAATTCACCTTTTCCACATGGAGCCCGCGAGCAGCAAATTCTTCTCCCGCCTGGGTCAGCAGATCCAAGCGATCAACGATAAAATAGAACTTCGCAATCTTTCCCTGCCGCTGATAGTAGTCTCGCAGATACCGCACATTATGGAAAGCCAAGGCGGTCTTCCCGCTCCCCTGGGTGTGCCAAATGATACCATGTTTAATTCCCGCATCCAGTTTCTTTTCAATGGCAAGCGTCGCGAAAAACTGTGGGTATCGCATGATATGTTTTTGCAGGGTCTTAATGCCGTCCTTATCGGTACGCTCCACATAAGCAAAGCCATATTTCAGAAGCTTCAAAAAACGGCTCGGCAAAAACAGAGAGGTCAACATTCGATTGGTCGGCGATAATTCATTCAGATTGGTCTGGTATTCTTTGGTGCTTCGGATAGACGCAAGGTTATTGTCCCGAAGAATTAATTCCTCAATTTCTTCCTGCAAAGCAGGAAGTATTGTCTGTATTTGTGGATCTTCTTCTCGGAAACGGTTGAAAAATAATTTGTCATAGCTGCTGGAGGCATAAAAAGCCCCTGTGATAGGTTCAACCTCGGTATCGTCATACTCCATATTGTTGGAAAACACCATAACCTGTGTTATATTCACGAAACGTCGGAACACCTTTTTCTTAAAGCGGCTATTAATCCGCTTATGCTCTGCAATAATCCCGTCTCGGTTATTTGGCTTCTTGACTTCAATAAAAGCCAAGGGCAAACCATTAATCAGAAGCGTAATATCCGGTCGGAATTCGTCATCCCCATTCTGATATGGAAGTTCCGTAACAACATGATATGTATTACGGGACATATCGTCCAAGTCAATCAAGCGCAGGCCATCCATACCATCTAAGAGGATCTTATAGAAAGCTCGACCCAAATCGTCGTTGGATAATTTGATAGTTAGTTCCGCTACTAAGCGGTCAATCTCTGCGTCTGACAGATTCCTTCCGTTAAGCTGATTGACGGCATTATGGAATAACGACCTGAAAATATTAGTGTCCTGACAGACCTCGTCCTTACACTGTTTCAGTGGAAGATAGGTATATCCCAACCGAGTCAGATGTGCAATCGCGGGGATTTTAACACGGGAATTTTCATTGTGAATCATGTCAGTCACCTCACTCTCAGAACTATCGTCATTATATCAAGTATTTTTCTTCTCGACAATCTAAAGCTCCTGTAAGCCAATACTATTTGCTATGATAACGGAAAATTGTAATTACATTGAAAGTGAATGCCACCAATTTTTTGATAGAAACATCTTTTCGGATTACTCACTGCTAAATGCAGTTATTCCAATGGTTTAAGCAGTGGTAAGATGTGGTTGAAAGAGTATAAATGTAGGTAAATCATATATTATTCCTATATTATTTCTACATCGACATTCCTACACGGAATACACCCTATTTTATTTTTTCGATTTCTTCCTTCAGCCAGTCGAATTCTCGCTGGGTATAGACCTTTTCGGTGATGTCGGATATCTTGTGACCGACCATGTATTTGATTGCATATTCGTCAATACCGGCTTTCTTTGCGGCCGTGACAAAGTGCTTTCGTCCATCGTGAGGACGATGTTCCGGGTTAAGATTAAGCTCGTCACGGATCATCTCAAAGCCGGCCTTATAGCGTTGATAGCTCATCATCACAGTCTTGCCGCTGCGCTTGTCTTTGCAGTTGAAGAGATATGGGCTGCCGATTTCTTTGGCTTTATTGTAATGTCGCTCCACGAGGTAACGAATTTTTGAGTGGATAGGTACGACGCGGTCTTCACCAGCTTCGGTCTTGATGCCGCCTTTGAAAGTTCCATTCTCAAGGTCTACATTGGCAAGCTCAATTAGGCCGAGCTCTTGTGGACGCCATCCAGAATAACACTGAATGAGTATCACATCAACGAAATTCTTATCGTCGACATGCTCCCAGAGCTTTGATATTTCTTCGTCCGTAAAAGGTATGTGCTCTTTCTTGACTTTCTGGATCTCTTTAATCGTTTCGTCAGTCAGCTTGAATGTGCGAGAGTAGTTTCTGTCGACGATCTCATATTCCAGAGCATAGTCAAGCATCAGGTTGAACAAGGACTTGATCTTGTTCTTCATGGATGCGCTGGCGTGCTGCTCTTTCCCTCTGACAGTGGCAACACCCTCATCCATGCAGCCTTTCACATGGCGGGCACGGACATCCATCACTCGCATATCGTAGACAGCCGAACAATACTTCCAAGCTGAAGTAACGGCTCGTGAACTGCCATCCGATTTGAGCGTCTTGAAATACTCTTCCGACCACTTGTCGTAAAGCTCTTTGACGGTGATCGCGGCGCCGAGGTCATAAGGATTCTTATTGTATTCCACGAGCGCTGCATATGCGTCATTATAAGTTGCAAAATATGAGTCAGGCTTGAGCGGTTTGCAAATAGGCTTGCCGTCCTGAGTCTTTCCTACCGTAACCATCGCCCGAAAGGGATTCCGAAGGTTGCGGTTTTTTATTTCGCTGATTTGGCCAAACCCGTTCGGGAGGCGTCTTCGTTTATTGTTTTTGGCTCTTGGTTTTCGCTTTACTGACGGCTTCATTGGATAGCCGCAATGAGGGCAAGCCGGAGCCTTGTCGCTTACCTGCAATTCGCATTCAGGGCATTTTACAAGCATGAGTTGCACCTCCATAGTTGATTTGTCCTTTGTAATCATATATTATGGTGTAGGAGTTGTCAAGTTATTCCTACATTTATTTTTGATGGAGCGATGTATATGATTACAAATGATGTATCAACCTGCCCAAAATGCGGCGGCGATTTGAAATACTATGACCGTGTTACTCGGATTGTACGGACGAAAGGAAGAAAGACCTGGAAGATCCCCATGCGGCGGCTTCAATGCACTCGCTGCGGTTCCGTACATAGAGAGCTTCCCGAACTGATATTTCCGTACAAACAGTACGAGGCTGAAGTCATCATCGGTGTTTTGGAGGGCTTCATCACATGCGAAACCATCGGCTTTGAGGACTATCCCTGCGAAATGACGATGGTCCGATGGCAGGCTCAGGACTGGACCACCGAGGTTGTTTTAACAAAGCGCAGTTGCTAACTTAGAATAGCCGTTGAAAGGAGGTAAACGCCAATGAACGAGCAAAAGTTCCCTCAGGGGTCTGTCCCCGTGGCTGTTGCGGCCCGTGTTTATGGCAAAGATGCTTCATGGGTCCGTGCCGGAATTATTTCAGGGTGGCTCCCGATTGGCAAAGCCACTCGCAGCGGAAAGTTAGTCACCACCATCGAGGAGATGGATTCGCGCTACGGCCGTATCAATTTTTACATCTCCCCAAAGCGTCTCTACGAGGAGACCGGATTCTTGTGGAAAGGAGAACGACAATAATGGCAACGGAAATCCGTCCGGAGCTGTCTGAGAAAAATCCATACTGGATCGGCAAGCACCGGTATTATGAGCTAAAGCATTTCTGCCTCCAGTATCCGATCTGGAAGAAAGCATATAATGCTCTGCTTGGCCTGAGCAGCCGTCCGAACGACCTTGATATTTTTGTCAAGAGTGGCCAAGTACGGAGTGATCCAACTGCAAGGTATGCGGAATCTCGCGTATCCTTTGCCAAACGGATGGAACTGGTCGAGCAAGCTGCCATTGGTACGGACGGTGACCTCTATCCTTATATTTTGCGAGGGGTCACAGAGGGTCTATCCTACAATGCCTTGAAAATGCAGTATGCCATCCCCTGTTGCCGCGAGGTCTACTACAACTTGTATCGGCGGTTCTTCTGGCTGCTGAGTAAGGAGCGTGATTGAAATGCGGATTGTGAATGTGGCGGTCAGACAATGCTACCGCTTCAACTGCCCGAATTGCGGGAGCAAGCTGGAAGCTGACAGTGACGAGCTGGTCGATGTCGGTGGAAAGACCAGTCGGTTCTGGTGTCCTGTATGCCGAGAGGAAAGATACATTCCATGGTCTTCTCTGAGAAAACGGACGGTCTACGAGGACAGTTCCGCAGATTAAGCAAACTCCTTTATGGAAAGGAGTGTTTTTCTATGGACACTATGTTTGAAAATTTAGATTTTCGGTTTGATAAGGAAAATAACGACGAACGACCTTTTATAATTGCTTGTAAAGATCGAGAAATCATAGATGGGGAACGTTGGGTGTTGGCATCTTTATCGACCGATGAAGCAAAAAGATTACTCAAGTATCTTGAAGAACACATTGCAAAATAAAGAAGATTGAGCCGTTGTCAGCGGCTCTTTCTTTTTTATATTTTCCGGCACGCGGGTAACTGGATCAGATGCTAAATTGGTATCTGGAAAATTGCCCGGGGGTAAAAATCTGAAAAATCATTTTGGAGGTATGACATGGAACTCATCATTGGCATTGTTGTCGGCATTATCATTGGGCTTGTAGTCGGAACGCTTATATTTCGGCGAAGACACATTCCAGTCGGTGAACTTCGGATCGACCGCTCTGATCCAACAAGCGAACCCTTTCTGTTTCTCGAACTATACACGGATGTCCGAACCATTTCCGGCATGAAAACCGTAACATTCGATGTTCTCAACGAGAATTTCCTCCCGCACGAATAACACTCCCTATTATGAAGCCAACTTATTGAAAGGAGAAATGCAATATGGCAGAAATCAAGAAATTGCTGGATGATGCAATCGAAACCGAGATCAACAATCTCAACTCGGCATCTGACACAGACGAGAAATCGGAGGTTATCAAGAACCTTGCAGCACTGCACAAGCTCCGTATCGAAGAGATCAAAACGGAAACTGAAATTGAGGAAAAGTCGGAGCGTCGGGCCATGGATAAAGCAGCCCATGACGAAGACGCGACACTGAAAGCGTTTCAGCTTGACGAGAATACGCTCGATCGGTACGCGAAGATCGGCATTGCTGCGGCGGAACTTGTATTGCCGCTGATGTTCTACGGCGTTTGGATGAGAAGAGGACTGAGATTCGAGGAAACGGGGACATTTACATCCCAGACATTCAAGAATCTGTTCAATCGCTTCAAGCCTACTCGAAAGAGTTGAGCCAACAGCGTTGAGAGTCGTGTAAAAAACACGCTCTCTTCGCTTTTTTCGTAGATTTTGCAGGGCGCTTTATGGAAAGGAGATACCGAAGAGCTCTTTATATCTCTCGACTTAATACCGGTGGTACTGTATAATAGCAGCTACTTCCAGATTAACAGGAGGTAATGAAAGTGCGCAGAAAAGGTAGAAAGGTTATTAAACCGGCAGGTAGTGAATTGATGGACTACCTGAATAAGGGATACGCCATCTGCAACAAGTGCGGAGCGGTGATGGATTGGAAAGAAGATCCCGAAGGCGGATGCGGTATTTATGCCTGCCCGTCCTGTGGATGGGAAATTGAGGAATTGGATTATGAGTACGAGAGCGCAGACGAAATGGAACTCGGACTCGATGAAAGAGGCGACGAGTATCTGATCTTCAGGGATGACATGCCGCCCGCAGGTTGTAAAGCTTGCGGTGGTCCCTACCCTTACTGCAAAGCGTCATGCAAAATGTTTGACGACTAAAGCATTATCAATGGAGGAGGGTCCTGTAACAGGGGCTTTCCTCTTTTTGTTTTGGAGATGGAGATGCGATACCACTATGAAAAGCCTACAATTTATCTTTCAATGTACGGAAAGCGTTACATTTGCGACCATCCGGTCTACGATAGCTGCACACTGTTTGAAATCGGAGATAAAGGTCTTGCTGTGATCCAACAGCGGTATGATGCCGAAACCAAGTCCACATTCTGGACAGAGGTGGATGCATGGCTGACAGATGCCCTCTATGTTCACCCGAAATTCAAGGAATTCTTTGATGAACGGGCCGGAACTTGTACGGACGGGCTCTGGCCCACCGTAACGATTCGGCAAATCATGTGGGCGCTGAAAATGAAGCCTTTGCAAAAGCAGCGTTGGGAAACGGTCTTCGACCGCCGTGATATTTAGCGCCAATCCAGCAGCCCCTATTATGGATACCAATACCTATGAAAGGGGTTAGGAGTATGGATGAGATGAAAATTCAATCGAAATTCATGACAGGACTTGTATCGAGGATCGTAAAGAAGCTACTTCGGACAAAATTGGGCTGTGAAGTAGATATTCAGCTCAATGAGTTCCGGACGACAGTCATTGACGATAAGACTCATGTCCATCTGGATTTGGATGCAGACCTTACGAAAGAAGAACTTAACAAACTATTGAAGACTATTGGAATCTGAGAAATTGAGCCGTTTTATGCGGCTCTTTTCTTTTTCCGCAGATTTTGCAACTCATATTATGGAGAAACAGTTAGCTCAGTGGTAGAGCGCTTCACAAAACCAGTGAAGAGGTGATCGGTTCGAGTCCGATACTGCTTCTTTACTTTTTATTTTGGACGAAAGGAGAAAGCATGAACATCGAGCAATTTGAACTGATCTTGTGCGACATGTACACCATGGATGCATGGTCGCCTCCGCTTCTCTGGAAATGGAAAAAAGAGTTCAAGGAGGCAAGCACAAAGCAGTGGGCGATCAGAGAGCTTGAGAACTACATTCGCAAGCGGCTCCATCATCGCTCCGATGGATCGGTCGACGAATTTATCAGATTCACAAACGAGTTCGCCATGAAGATGGCTCGCTATTCAAATCACTCAGGAGAGAACCAAGAGATGCACGAGATCTTTCAAACTGCCAGTTCGGTCGCTGCTGATATTTTAGATCTCTTAAATGCAATGAAATGAAAGGAGAATTCAGATGAAACTCGACCCTAAGATCGGGAGGAGCTTGAAGAAAGCATCTCCCACCATTCTGACATGTATTGGAGCCGCTGGCGTTGTGGCAACCGCGGTTCTGGCTGTCAAGGCAACCCCGAAAGCGGATAGTCTTATCAAGGCTGACAGCAGGAGAAATCACGATGGCGACCCTTATGCTGCAACAAAGCTCGAAGCCGTCAAATCATGTTGGAAATGCTACATACCTGCTGCGGCCACGGGCGTCGCTACGATCATCTGCATCTTTGGAGCGAATACCCTCAATAAGAAGCAGCAGGCGTCTCTTGCCAGTGCCTATGCGCTCGTAAACCGATCCTATTCTGACTATAAGCATAAATTGAAAGAACTGTATGGCGAAGATGCTCACAAGAAGATCATGGAGTCCATCGCCGCAGAGAAAAGCAGTATGCCGCCTATTACGGCTACCGGAGGCTTCTCCAATTCATCTTTGGAGTTTGAAGATGCCAACGAGGAGCAGCGACTCTTCTACGACAGCTTCTCCAAAAGATATTTTCAGGCAACCATAAGCCAAGTCCTGCAAGCAGAGTATCACATAAACAGGAATATGGTTCTCGGCGCGTTCGTAACTCTGAACGATTTCTATGACTTCCTTGGAATAAGCCATGTCGAAGGCGGAGATGTTGTTGGCTGGTTGCTGTCTGATAGCATGTATTGGATTGACTTCGATAACTCGAAGGCTATGGTTGATGATGGACTGAACGGAGAGATTCCGTGTTATGTCGTCGATGCTGAGTTCGGCCCTCAACCAGAATCTGCGTGGGATTATTGATTTCCCGCAAAAACTGCATCGCCTATTATGGAAAGGAGGTCATGCTTTATGAACCAGAGAAATATCTTTAAGCTGCTGTCCCTTGCGGGAGTCGTCCTTGGCGGGATCGGAACATTGTTATCCGGCTGGGCCGACAACAAGGAGCAGGAAGCAATTATCGAGGAGAAGGTCAACGAAGCACTTGCTGCCAGAAACGAAGAGGAAGAGTCCTAAACAGGGCTCTTCTCTTTTTTCGAGGTGAACTCATGACAAATGATGCGGCTGTACAAGCACTTCTCGACTATCTCAACGAATCAGATGAACCCGAAATCTATTGGCCACGCCATCACTTTGAAGAATCTTGCTTTTCGAGATGGGCGGCATGGGAGATGATCGAGGCAATTATGGATCATCCTATGGAAGATCCGGAAGATGTGATCGAGGAGTTCACCATGAAAATGGTGATTTTCTCATCTATCGCAGATGGTACGGATGAAGGACTGATATTTTCGATTGCCGCTGATTTCGCCGATGAATGCTTGACACTATTTAGAGAGGAGAACTCAAATGACAAAACAAACCATTATCAATGCGTTGAAAAACGCCCAGAAGTCAATGAAAAAGCACAGCCCTGAGATCCTCACCGGCATCGGAATTGCCGGGATGATCGCCACCACTGTATCCGCCGTTCGAGCAACGCCAAAGGCTTTGCAGCTCATCGACGCCAGAGAAATCAAGGAAAACCGGCGTCTGAGCAACAAGGAGATCGTTGCCACCACATGGAAGTGCTATGTTCCGGCTGCTGTTACAGGTGTGCTGTCCACAGCCTGCCTTGTAGGCGCCAGCTCTGCAAATCTTCGACGCAACACTGCCCTTGCAACGGCTTATTCCATCTCCGAAACGGCTCTCAAGGAGTACAAAGAGAAGGCTGTTGAGGTAGTCGGTGAGAAAAAAGAGCAGGCGATCCGTGATGCAGTTGCCAAGGAGACGCTTACGAAGCACCCTCTTGGCGAACGCGAGGTCATCATTACCGGCGGTGGTGATATTCTCTGTTTCGACCCCCTTACAAACCGATATTTCAAGTCCGATCGCGACCGCCTGATGCGTGCTATGAATGAGCTGAACAAACGAATGCGCGACGAGATGCGTGTTTCGCTGAATGATTTCTACGATGAGATCGGTCTGAGCGAGGCCGAGGTCGGAGAGCATCTTGGGTGGGACATTGACAACGGAAAAGGCTACATAGACCTCGATTTCAGCACACAGTTGGCTGATGATGGAACGCCTTGCCTTGTCGTCGGTCACAACCACCCGCCTATTTACCTTTGGTAAGCGCAGATTTTGCATCTCCTATTATGGAGAACCAAACAACAAAAATTACTTTTGAAAAGGAGAATTTTACTATGGAAGACAAGAAAATGAACGAGATCGAGGAAATCGAAGCTACGGAAGTCGACGAGACTCAGGACAGCTCTAATGCTGGTGCCCTGCTCGCCGGTGTCATCGGAGGTTTCATTGCTTACGCTGTGATTGGCGGGGCGAAGAAGCTGCGGGTGATCATCGAAGAGAAGGTCGCTGCGAAGAAGCTGGCGGAAGCCGCTAAGACCGACAAGGCCGAAATCGACTCGGCAGACGAGGATTCCGAGGAAAACTAAGAAAAGTAAATTGCGGAGTTCTACAAGGGAGAGTGCCAATAACAGGGCGCTTTCCCTTTTTCTTTTTATCAAATTTTGGAGGTGCACTAATGCCTGAATATCCTGATAACTCGCATAGCGCGAGAGAAAACACAAGCCCTCCCTCCAAACGGGTGGAGAAAGTTGTCAACGGCACAGCAAAGACCCGCAAGCAGAGCGAGGTCAAGAAATTTGCCGGCATATTCATGCCTGATGAAGTTGGCGATGTTAAAACCTTCATCATCACGGATGTCGTTATCCCTGGTTTGAAGAACGCCATCGCCGATGTTGTCAGCATTGTTCTCTTTGGCGAAGCCGGCCGCATCGGCACTCGGAAGAACGCCGGATCAAAGGTATCGTATCAGCGGTATTATGACGATCCTCGCCGAGATGATCGCCGGAACTACAATCAGCGGCCAAGACCTGTTGCGGGGTTTGAGTTCGACGATATTATCTTCGACAATCGCGGAGATGCAGACCTCGTCCTCGATCAGTTGGAATCTGTTATTGCCAACTATGGCATGGCCAGCGTGCTGGATCTCTATGACCTCGCCGGACTTACTTGCCAGAATTACATGGCTGATAAGTACGGCTGGACTGATATTCAGAGTGCCAGAGTCGCCAGAACGAGGGACGGCTACATCTTGCAGCTTCCCAGAGCAATCCAAATCACCTAAAAAGAGGTGCAGTCATGTACGGATATTTTGTCTCAAGCGGGTACAGAGGCTTCGTCGACGGAACATGGATGCTGTTCCCGACTGAGTCCGAGTATTACGAATACATGAAAGAGCTCGAAAACCGAGCTGAAAACTACAATTAAGAAAGGATTTATTACCATGAAAGCTAATGAAATCATGACTTCCGCAAAGCGTACCTTCTCCAAGGTCGGCTTTGGGCTCCAGAAGAAGAGCCCCGAAATTCTTGTCGGTGTCGGCATCGTCGGTGCTGTTGCAAGTGCCGTTCTGGCCTGCAAGGCTACCACCAAGGCAGGTGCCATCGTCGAGGAGTCTAAGAACTCTCTCGCTGATATTCGTGAGGCCAAGGAAAACGGCGTCACCAAGGCTGGTGAGTCCTACTCCGAAGAGGATCACAAGAAAGATCTCGCAATCGCCTATGTTCAGACTGGCGTGAAGTTTGCAAAGCTGTATGCCCCTGCGGTCATGCTCGGTGCAGCTTCTATCGCCAGCATTCTCGCAAGCCACAACATCATGAAGAAGCGCAATGTCGCTCTGGCGGCTGCTTACGCTGCTGTCGATAAGTCCTTCAAGGATTATCGTGACCGCGTAATCGAGCGTTTCGGCGAGCAGGTTGAAAAGGAGCTGCGCTACAACATCAAGGCGCAGGAGATCGAAGAGACCGTCACGGACGACAAGGGCAAGGAAAAGAAGGTCAAGCAGAATGTGAATGTCGCAGACGAGAACTGGAATGGCTCTAACTACGGCCCTTACGCAAAGGTGTTTGATGATACTCACTCCGATTGGAAGCAGGACCCTGAAATGAACCTCTTCTATCTGCGTGCTCGTCAGGCTCAGGCGAATGATATGCTCAAGTCCCAGGGTCACCTCTTCCTGAACGAAGTTTACGATATGCTAGGTTTCAAGCGCACCAAAGCCGGCGCTGTTGTCGGTTGGATCTATGACGACAAGAAGCCTTACGGCGACAACTTTGTTGACTTCGGTATGACCGAGATTCGTCGCCACGATGCTGATTCGGACGAGTACAAGCGCGCGTTCATTCTGGACTTCAATGTTGTCGGCGACATCACTTCCAAGATCGTCGACCACCAGAATGACTATCTCGCATGAGGACAAGCCGATGAAAAAATTGCTTATCTGCCTTCTTATCTTCGTCGTGGCGATTTTCATATCCTGTAACTTTGTGATAAATGCAACGACGACCAAAACGGTTCCGGAACAGCCTACGATTCAGACGGAACCTCTCTCTCTGATCGTCGAGGCATCTGCTCCGTCCACTGATATTTTACTGGAGGAAGAGCCCGCACCAACTCCCGAACAAGAGCCTTTGGCTACGAGGGAGGAGATCGAGCTTCTTGCTCTCTGCGCTATGGCGGAAGCCGAGGGAGAATGCGAGCAGGGCCAGCGACTGGTCATTGACAGCGTTCTCAATCGTGTAGATGATCCGCATTTCCCGGACACGATCTCTGAGGTCATCTGGCAGAAAAACCAGTATGCAGGTATGTACGGCGACCGTATCACCCGCTGCTATGTTATGGACGAGCTGGTAAAGCTCGTTGAAGAAGAACTGGAAAATCGTACTGACTACGATGTCGTGTTCTTCAATGCGGGCCATTATAGCGACTATGGAGTTCCTATGTTCCAGGTCGGAAACCATTACTTCTCAAGCTATGATTAAAAGGAGGAACAATTATGAAGAAGATCATGCTTTCCCTGCTCTCTTATACCCTGGCGACTATGTCCGGCCTCTGCCTGGTGGGCGGAGCAGCAGTCCTCAGCTACAAGGAGTGACTGACATGGAGGGAATTGCGAATTTCATTTCCATGCTCGACTATGTTCTTGACACAAAGCGTAAGCGTCACATCACCGGCGGATTGCTGTTGAGTGGCGCTTTACTCTTTGGTGGTCTGGCTATGACCGTCATGAGCATCCGAGACGATGAGGAGGACGAAGATGAGTAAAGCATCTACCGGCTTTGCCTTTGTGGCAGGCCTTACTATCGGCGCAGCAGGCGCCTGGTACTATCTGAAGGATAAGTACGCAAAACTCGCCGAGGAAGAGATTGCCTCGGTCAAAGCAGCATATGCCAAGCGCGAGAAACCGACAACGGAAGAAAAAACTGTCTCGGTTGTAAATGCTGCCAAGCACATGGATAAGGGTAGCATCACCGAGTACACTCAGCGTTTGCAGGAGGCCGGTTATAAGGACTACTCCAGAACAATCGACGAGAAGCCATCAGGCACGCCCGGTGAAGTTCCGTATGTCATCTCTCCTGATGAATTCGGAGAGCTTGAAGACTATACGAAAGTCAGCCTGACCTACTTCGCTGATGGCGTCTTGGCTGATGAGTGCGGTGAAATCGTTGATGATGTGGAGGAAATCATCGGCGATGGGCTGGACCACTTCGGCGAATACGAAGACGATTCGGTGTTCGTAAGGAGTGATGCAAAGCGCTGTGACTACGAGATTCTCAAGGATCTGCGTGATTTCAGCGACTTCAAGAAGAAAAACTTTCCTCCGAATAATGACGAGGAGGTCTGACCTTGACCAAAAGCGAGCTTAATGATCCATATTTCGAGTGGATGTACCGGCTCGTGGTCGACGACCGATATTCTAATAAGTCCTATCGGCGACTGTTCTACAAGCTCCACGACACGGAGTTTGCATACACGATCCCGATGGACGGCAACCGGGCCGAGGATGGCATCGAGCTTAGGTATCGGTTCGGTCGCGAGCAAGGCTATCGTGATGCTGTAATTGCCAACTACCTTGATATTCGGCCTTGCAGCATCCTTGAAATGATGATCGCCCTTGCCATTCGATGTGAAGAACACATCATGGAAGACCCTGATATTGGCAACCGCACCGGACAATGGTTCTGGAGTATGCTTGTCAGTTTAGGCCTTGGTTCCATGAGCGATGTTCGGTTTGATCCTGTTCGGGTCGACGAGATTCTCGACCGTTTTATGGATCATGACTACGCACCGGATGGTAAGGGCGGTCTGTTCACAATCCGTAACCCTCGGTTTGATATGCGGTCTATGGAAATCTGGTATCAGATGAATTGCTATCTTAACGAGATCATCAGAGAAGGGAGTTTAACATGAATACGATCACGCATGATATTTTCGTGACGGTCATGCCGTCTAAGAATTTCTGCAAGCAGATGCAGAGGCAGGCCCGCAGCACGAAGATGTTCAAGTTGATTGCGGTAGGGGCGATGGTCTTTGCCGCAGCAACCGAGGTGGAGCGCAGGAAGCTGGAGGAGCAGGTCTATCAGCTCTCTGTTCGAGTAAAGAAGTTGGAGCACAGCGAAGGAGAGTAATCAATGTTAGACTTCTTGGTGATTGCAACGCGCAGTGGCAAGCGTGGTATCATCGAGATCTATCCCAAGTTTATCATCAAGAAAAGCAGCGACCTCATGATTAGAGGCGGCGATTTCTACGCTATCTGGATTGAGGAACGGGGATTGTGGTCGACTGATGAACAGGATGCGGTTGACCTGATCGACCGCGAACTGGACCGATACGCCGAGGAAAACTGTAAGCGTTTTGATGACAATTATCGAGTCATGCACATGTGGGACGCGGAAACCGGAATGATCGACACCTGGCACAAATACTGCCAGAAGCAGATGAAGGACCAGTTCCATATGCTCGACGAGAAACTGATATTTTCAAACAGCAAAACGGGGAAAAAGGACTATGCCAGCAAGATGCTGAATTATCCGCTTGAGCAGGGTGAGGCGAACTCTTATGACAAGCTCATGAGTGTTCTGTACTCTCCTGCCGAGCGGCACAAAATCGAATGGGCCATTGGTTCGGTCGTGTCCGGTGACTCCAAGAGGCTGCAAAAGTTCATGGTGCTTTATGGTGCCGCTGGTACTGGTAAGTCCACGGTGCTCAACATCATTCAGCAGCTCTTTGATGGTTATTACTCTGTATTCGATGCCAAGGCTCTCGGTTCTTCAAGCAATGCATTTGCGCTGGAGGCGTTCAAGACGAACCCGTTGGTTGCCATTCAACATGATGGCGACCTGTCCCGTATTGAGGATAATACGAGACTTAACAGCCTTGTTTCGCACGAGCTAATGACGGTCAACGAGAAGTTCAAATCAACTTACGCCAACCGTTTTAAGGCTTTCCTCTTTATGGGCACAAACAAACCGGTTCGTATTACTGACGCTAAATCCGGTCTGATTCGACGTTTGATTGATGTTTCCCCAACAGGAGATAAGGTCGAGCCGAACGAGTACAAGACCATCATGAAGCACATCCCGTTTGAACTTGGCCCGATTGCTTACCACTGTCAAGAGGTTTATCTGGAAGATCCCGCTTACTACGACGGTTATATTCCGATTGCTATGTTGGGAGCCTCCAATGACTTCTACAACTACATCGTTGATTCCTACCCTGTCTTCAAGCGTGAAGACGGCACTTCGCTCAAGGCCGCTTGGGAGATGTATAAGACCTACAATGAGGAAGCAAAGGTCTCGTACCCCCTCAGCCAACGAGCGTTCAAGGAAGAGTTGAAGAACTATTTCCATGACTACACAGAGCGCTTCAGTATGGAAGATGGCACTCGTGTTCGGAGCTATTACAGTGGCTTCAGAACTGAAAAATTTGAGGAGCAGACCATCATTGATAAGCCGGAGCCAACAACTCGGCTGATTCAGTTTGATGGAACAGTATCCGCATTCGACAAGGATTGTGCGGACTGTCCTGCTCAGTATGCCACATCTAAAGAAACGCCTTCGCAGAAATGGGAAAAAGTCACGAAGACTCTTTCGCAGTTGGATACCTCAAAGCTCCACTATGTCAAGGTGCCTGAGAACCATATTGTCATCGACTTTGATATTCCTGACGAGAATGGCAACAAGTGCTTTGACCTGAACCTGACGGAGGCGAGCAAGTGGCCTCCGACCTATGCCGAGGTCAGCAAGGGTGGTCAGGGTATCCATCTACATTATATTTACACAGGCGACCCGACAAGGCTGAGCCGTATCTATGACGACCATATTGAGGTGAAGGTCTTCACTGGAAAAAGCTCGCTGCGCCGGAAACTCACTAAGTTCAACAACCTACCTATTGCAACCATAGGCTCTGGGTTACCATTGAAAGGAGAAAGCAGCATGGTAAACAACAAGGTGGTTCAGAGCGAGAAAGGGCTTAGGGTTCAAATCAAGAGAAATCTCAACAAGGAGATTCACCCTGCAACTAAGCCCAGTATCGACTTTATCCACAAGATTCTGACGGATGCGTATGAAAGCGGCATGGTTTACGATGTTACCGATATGCGCAATGCCGTCCTGACCTTTGCCGCCAACAGCACCAATCAGGCAGAGTATTGCATCAAGCTCGTTAACAAGATGCCGTTCAAATCTGCTGACGCTGCCCCTGCGGCCAAGAACGAAACCGCTGATCTCGTCTTTTATGATGTCGAGGTGTTTCCGAACCTTTTCCTCGTGAACTGGAAGTTTGCAGGAAGCGCACAACCTGTGGTTCGGATGATCAACCCAACCTCTGAGGACATCGAGGGCCTGATGAAGTTCCGACTCATCGGCTTCAACTGCCGGCGGTATGATAACCACATTCTTTATGCTCGCTTGATGGGCTATACCAATGAGCAGCTTTACAACCTGTCTCAGCGGATCATCGGCAGCGAAAAGAAATCCAAGAGCAACAACTGCTTCTTTGGCGAAGCCTATAATGTCTCTTACACTGATGTTTACGACTTCTGCTCGAAAAAACAGAGCTTGAAGAAGTGGGAGATTGAACTCGGCATCCATCATCAGGAACTTGGCCTTCCGTGGGACCAGCCTGTTCCGGAGAGCATGTGGCAGAAGGTCGCCGAGTATTGTGACAATGATGTCATTGCTACGGAGGCAGTATTCAATGCCCGTAAGGCTGACTTCATAGCTCGTGAGATCCTGGCCGATGTGGCTGGAATGACCGTCAACGATACCACGAACACTTTGACCGCCAAGATTATCTTCGGTGGAAACAAGAAGCCGCAGGATCAGTTCAATTACCGCGACATGGGTGATGCCAGCCAGATTTGCAGCATGGACGATCTGCCGTTCAAGTTTGGGCCGGAAGAATACGACAACTATACGGCGTTCGACAAGAAGGATCGTCCGATCTTCCCTGGTTACAAGTTCGACAAAGGCAAGTCTACTTATCGAGGCGAAGAAGTTGGCGAGGGTGGCTATGTCTATGCCGAGCCTGGTATGTACGGAAATATCGCTCTGCTGGATATTGCTTCTATGCATCCCTCAAGCATCATCGCAGAAGATCTCTTTGGACCGGTCTATACGAAGCGGTTTCGTGAGATCCGTGATGCTCGTGTCGCCATCAAGCATAAGGAGTTCGACAAGGCTCGCAAGATGCTGAATGGCGCTCTGGCAAAGTATCTGACGGACGAGAGTGCCGCCGATGCTCTGGCACAGGCGCTAAAAATTGCTATCAACTCCGTTTACGGTCTGACTTCGGCCAGCTTCGAGAATCCGTTCCATGACAACCGTAACAAAGATAATATCGTCGCCAAGCGCGGAGCCCTGTTTATGATCAACCTCAAGCACGAGGTTCAGAAACGGGGCTTTGTTGTTGCTCACATCAAGACGGACTCTATCAAGATCCCAGACGCTACACCTGAGATCATTCAGTTCGTCATGGACTACGGCAAGATGTACGGTTATATTTTCGAGCACGAAGCGACTTATGATCGCATGTGCCTCGTCAACAACGCCGTTTATATTGCCAAGTACAAGGATGGTAAACACGCCGGTGAGTGGACAGCCACGGGCACTCAGTTCCAGATCCCATATGTCTTCAAGAAGCTCTTCTCGCATGAGGAGATCACCTTCGAGGATATGCGTGAGACGAAGTCCGTTACCTCTGCTATTTATATTGACAGAAGCCCTGATGAAGCCGCGGCCTATATCAACAATCCGGACATGGCAATACAGTCCGAGGATAACCTTGTACTTGATAATGGTCATACTTTGCAGTTCATCGGAAAGGTCGGACTGTTTACCCCGATTAAGTCCGGTTGTGGTGGAGGTTCACTCGTTCGTCAAAACACCGATAAGAACGGCAATGTCAAGTACGATTCCGTCGTCGGAACAAAAGACTATCTATGGATGGAATCTGAGATGGTCAAAATTCTCGGAAAGGAAGACTGCATTGACCGGAGATACTATGATGCTCTCGTTGATGCTGCGGCCACCGATATTTCCAAGTATGGCGATTTCGAGTGGTTCGTTTCTGAAGACCCGTATGTTTCTGACACGCCGCCTTGGTTCAGCCCCGGCGAACCCCACGAAGAAGACAGTACACCGTTTGATGTGAGGTAATTCCATGGAGAAAAGCTTCACCAAAGACGGTGCTCGTTGGTTTACTTGCAGGCGATGTGGATTGAGAAACTGCGAGAATATTTATCGGTGGAAAAAGAAGCCGCAGCCTATGAAAAACATCTGCACCCTCTGCATTGAAAAAGAGGAACTGGCACACCAGGAAGCTCGGGAACGAGTTCATTACAGTCCATTCCACTATCCATTTTAACAGTTGAGAGGAGTCTTAATCATGAGTCGTAAAGCTACTGACAACATCATCATCGAAAACGCCCGCATTATCTTCCGGAACTTTTCCGGTAAGGAGGACAAGTACAACCGCGCCGGTGATCGCAATTTCTGCGTTATCATCGAGGACCACAACGATGCTCAGCGTCTGATCGAAGACGGCTGGAATATCCGCGTGATGCCTCCCCGTGAGGAAGGTGACGAGCCTCGCCACTATCTCCAGGTCGCGGTGAGCTTCAAGAACTTCCCGCCCAAGGTCGTCATGGTCACCCGCCGCAAGCAGACGCCTCTCGATGAGGAGTCCATCGGCGCTCTCGACTTTGCCGAGATCAGCAATGTGGATCTCATCATCCGCCCCTATAACTGGATCATCCAGGAGGGCACCAAGAACGAGAAGAGCGGTGTGAAGGCCTACCTCAAGACGATGTATGTTACCATCGAAGAGGATGAGTTCGCTGAGAAGTATGCTGCGAGCGAGTATCCGCAGGAATAAGCATTGCGGGGACGCTGGTTAGGAGGTAGCCGGCGTCCCTTTAACTTTTTGAAAGGAGGACCCCATGCCTTTCTGGAAACCTAAGAAAAAGAAGAAAGCGGTTCATAAGGCGAAATCGGCTAAGTCGCTCCCAAAGTATGAGCCAAAGCCGTTCATTCCGCCTGAGATACCGAAAATTGATATTTCAGCAAATCAGCAAAAAGAGTCACAAAAGCCAGCTCCGAAAAAAGCTTCCTCGCCAAGGGCGGACGACAAGAAGTATTTCATCGAGACATTCAACAAGCTCGTGTCCGAGCGAAATCGACCGTGGGACATTTGGAAGGACTTCGTTCTGATGACGGCCTGCGCATTCTCCAATGCTGTTGATAAGACACATTATGATGAGCGAGAAGACCGTTATCTGAAAGCCATCGCCAAGTACCGCAAAGAAGAGCAGGCGTTATTCCCGGAGCTTCTTGCCGAAATGACGGTCGCGTTGGAGAAAAATCCGGACCAGGACTTTCTTGGTGAAGTCTATATGCGGATGAGACTCGGAAGCGACGAACTTAAGCAAATATTTACTCCATACAATGTTTGCCATCTCATGGCGCTTGCGACGATGGGTAATGTTGCTGAACAGATCGAAAAAAGCGGCTTTATCACAATTCACGATGATTGCTGCGGAGGCGGTGCGACTTTGATAGCCGCTGCCAATGTGGCACGAAATGACCTTGAAAAGGCCGGCTTGAACTTCCAGAACCATATTCTCTTCTCGGCTCAGGACATTGAGGAGACAGTTGCGCTCATGTGCTACATCCAGTTATCGCTGCTCGGCGTCGCTGGGTTTGTCAAGGTCGGCAATTCTCTTACCGATCCAATCAGAAATGGTGACTCTTTGGAGAACTACTGGTTTACACCTATGTACTTCAGTGATGTCTGGCATACTCGTCGAGTCATCAACCAAATGATGAATATTTTACGAGAGGAGCGTGAAAGCGATGACCATTAAAGATTTTGACGCGAAAAAAGTCATCCTTGAAGACCGATACAAAAGCGATGAGTACGAGACGATGACCCTCTACTTTATCGCGCCAAAAGAATGGCTCGATGATCTCTATCCCGATGCTGTTCACACTGAAATAAGTGTTGAGTATCCGCTGAATTGTCCTGAAGCTTCTGCGGCAACCATAATGGTATCTCCGACAAGAGATCTCGGAGAGGACGGATATGAGGACTATGACTGGAGTGACCTTGAGCTGCCTCTTTCAGATATTGAAGCGTTAATTGGGATGGCTAAGTCATGAGCATCAGTCTGTACGATCATCAGCGCAGCGCCCTTGAAAAAATGAAGAACGGTTGTATCCTGTGCGGCGGGGTCGGTTCCGGTAAATCCAGAACTGCCATCGCTTATTACTATCTTCAGCAGGGCGGAAATCTCGACATTCCTGATGCGCCGATGAAAAATCCGCTTGATATTTACATTATCACCACGGCGCGCAAACGGGATACCTGTGAATGGGAGGATGAGTTAGCTCCATTCCTGCTCTCAACCCATGAGGACTGCAATTACTACAAGAACAAGGTCGTCATCGACTCGTGGAACAACATCAGCAAGTACAAAGATGTAAAAAATAGTTTCTTTATATTTGACGAGCAGCGTGTCGTCGGCTACGGGGCTTGGACAAAAGCATTCCTGAAAATCGCGAAGGTGAACAAATGGATCTTGCTCTCAGCTACCCCTGGGGATACCTGGCAGGATTATATCCCCGTCTTCATCGCAAATGGGTTCTACCGGAACAAGACCGATTTCATCGACCAGCATGTGGTTTATGACTGGAGGTCGAAGTATCCAAAGGTTGACCGATACCTCAACACCGGACGGCTGATCCGTCTGCGCAATCGCATTCTTGTGACGATGGAGTTCGAGCGGCACACCACATCTCATCATCAGGATGTGCCTGTTTCCTACAACATTCCGCTCTACAAAGATATTTCTCGAAACCGCTGGAACCCTTGGGAAGACCGTCCTATTGAAACGGCTTCTGAGCTTTGTATGAACTGGCGCCGCGTGGTGAATTCGGACGAGTCCCGCAGCGTGGCCGTGTTGGAGATCATGGAAGATCACCCTAAAGTCATCATCTTCTACAATTTCGACTACGAGCTTGATATTCTCAAAAATCTTGGTTACCCCGATGGGACTGAAGTCGCTGAATGGAACGGTCACAAGCATCAAGAGATCCCGACCGGCGACAAATGGGTCTATCTCGTGCAGTACACGGCCGGCTGCGAGGGCTGGAACTGCATTACCACTGATACGATCATCTTCTACTCGCAGAACTATTCCTATAAGGTCATGGTTCAGGCTTCCGGACGGATTGACCGTCTGACGACGCCATTCAGTGACCTTTATTACTTCCATCTAAAGAGCTTTTCCGGCATTGATCTGGCGATCAGCAAGGCACTCAAGGAGAAGAAGAACTTCAATGAGGGTCGCTTTGTTGGGTGGTCTACTGCGCCGATGCCGAAAGCTGCATGACATGAAAAGGAGAAATTATGAATAACGCAAAAATTATTGCTGTCGACTTCGATGGCACTTTGGTTGAAAACAAATGGCCTGAGATCGGTGCGCCGATTGAAAAAAACATCGCCAAGGTTAAGGCCGAACAGGAAGCTGGCGCCAAAATCATTCTTTGGACGAACCGCGTCGGCGAACCTTTGGAAAAAGCACTCTCGTTCTGCAAGGAGCAGGGCATCCACCTCGATGCTGTCAATGAGAATTTGCCCGAAATTATCAAAGCATTTGGGACTGACTGCCGGAAGATCTTCGCAAATGAATATTGGGATGATCGCGCAGTCTTGATGTCCGAGAAGGATATCGGAGAATTCTCCGATGGGTTCCACACTTTCAATTCCCTCTATCATCAGCGGCTCATCCTCTTCGCAGCCTTGGTGAACACTTTCCCGACGCTTGCTTGGAAATCCCACAAGCATTCGGATGGCGAGGCTCCATTTGGAGGAGGCTGGTTCATCGTTGGCGTCGACACGCCAAAGGGGCCCTATACCTATCATTACGAGGACAAGGACTGGGGCCTGTTCCACTGCAAAGAGGTGGCCACTGCCCCTGAGTGGGACGGCCATACCGATAAGGATGTCGAGCGGGTACTTTCCCTTTCCGATGATGAGAGTGATTGGGCGGCTCGTGAAGTTGCTCTTGCTTCTCAGAAAGAACGCGAAAGTGCCGAAGATAAAGACGACTGGGATTACGGTGTTGCGTGCTATGAGAGTGCCCTCAGAGCGTATCGGTCTTTGGAACGCGACGGCCACTCCGGTATGAGCATTCAGATCACCAAGAGCATCCTGAACCGCCTCATCGACGGCAAATGCCTTACCCCCATTGAGGACGATCCTGATATTTGGACTAAGGTCGAGTTTGGTGATAACGATCCTATCCAGCACTTCCAGTGCAAGCGCATGAGCAGCCTGTTTAAGGATGTCGCCGAGGACGGTACGGTCACTTACTCGGATGTCAACCGTGTTCAGCTCATCAACAAAGAAAGCCCTGATATTCCGTTCAGAAACGGCTTCGGTACTCGCCTTATCGACAAGATGTATCCGATCATGCTTCCGTACTTCCCGGCGGACAAGAAGTTCAAGATCATCGTCGAAGAGTTTCTGACCGATGAGAAAAATGGCGACTTCGATACCGTCGGCTATCTCCAGCTTATTCTTCCTAATGGCGAGGTCGTTGACCTGAATGGATATTTCAAAGATGGTCCGGACGGCATGGTTCGCATCGAGCAGGCTGAGTACGAAGAGAGAAAAGCTAACCGGATCGACAAGAAGTAACCACTGATATTTGAAAGGAGAAAAATATGATCCCCATTGATACAATAGTCAGCATTAAATCCGGTGACGAGTACGGTGGTAAATACACCGGGAAACTCGGCATCATTAAAAAGTTTACAGATGATCGGGTCGGAGTGGAGTTTGCCGGCCTTAAAAACCACGCAAGCAAATACGGCCTCTTCTGGTTCAAGAAAGAGAATGTGACACCTTCACTCTTTGATGCGCCGAAGCGCAACGATGCAATCATTCCGGCGGCTCTTGCTAAGGCTTTCCTCAACTTCACTTTCGGAGCCACCAGGGCATCGCTCGGCGTAAAGCAGGTCATTTTCAGTGGTCCTAAAACGATCGTGTTCTGGCTCGACGGAACCAAGACTATCGTTTCTTGTGGCGAGGGTGACCACAATGATCCCTATGCCGGGTTCTGTGCTGCTGTTACGAAGCGAGTCTTTGGCTCCACTTCTCAGGCAAAGAAGGTCTTGGCAAGAACGAGAAAGGAGACTTCCAAATGAGCACCATTTATATCGGCGAACGGCAAAGCGGCAAAACAACTATGCTCATTGAAATGTCTGAAAAGACCGGTGCCACCATCGTTGTGGCTACCTATCCGATGGCCAAGTACATTCAATTACTCGCTGCCCAGATGGGTAAGAAAATTCCTGTTCCCATCACGGTGACGAACTATATCCGTCTTCTCGCAAGCGGCGGCCTTGGTAAGAGCGAGAAGTATCTCGTAGACGAGCTTCAGATGATGCTCTCTGCTATGAATGTCGAAGCTGCTACGGTTGACTGCGACTGCATTGAGGTTCTTCGCGGCCAACAGAAAGAAGGTTTGTAATGGCTGGAATTAAAATGAATGTTGAGTTTCCGACGCGCCTTTGCGAAGTCAATGGTAAGCTCGGATATTTTCACCGTTGGGAGCAGTGGAGCAAGGTTGTCGACGCAAGCCCTCTTCGTGGAGGTCATCCTGGCGGACAAAACGGGCAGGTTTTTGGAATTGTTGAATTCGAAGACGGCGTTCGTCGTGTTGGTCCGTCTTCTATCAAATTCTGTGATGAGGAGAACGCGATACTTTGTGAGATGGCAAAGCACCATGAGGCATTAAGGAGAGGAGAAGCAAATGCTGAAAGTTGAAAATGTCGAAGTTCTTGGCTGGGAGCACGCTATTCGTGGTATGCGAAACCCTAAAAACTCTTGGGCGAAAAGCGATAGCGGCCCGGAATGTCCTTATGGGAAAGAAAAATGTTGCGGAGAATGCCAGCAAAATTTCTGCATTGGCCCCAACGATAAGCACCTCATGATGGCCCTCCGCAACACTGGTACGGATCATCGCAAGTTCATGCGGATGATTACCGTCTATCTCGACATCACCGCCCCGCTGTACTGGTGGAAAGAGTTCAAGACATATCGTTCCGGTAAAAGGTTTGGTGATGATGAGCCTGACATTATCGACGACGGCTACTTAGAGTATGACATCGAAATGAACTCCTGCTCTACGATGCACAAAATCGCGGATAAGGAATTCACACTGGACGACTTCAGCCATGAGCATCTGAATTGCGAACCCTATCACCGTAACTGGATTGAGAGTGCAACCGTCGATGAAGATATCACTTCGCCACACAAGGTATGGATGACGCCTCTTGATATTCTTAGATGCACAATCGAGATGCTAAACGCATATCGCGAAAGCTACCTTGAAACCAAGGATAAGCAGGATTGGTGGCAGATGATCCAGCTCCTGCCGAGCTCGTACAATCAGCGACGGACGGTTATGCTGAACTATGAAGTCCTGGCAAACATGTACAAGTCTCGCCGCAAGCATAAGCTCGACGAATGGCACACACTCTGCGACTGGATTGAAAGCCTTCCATACAGCGAGCTCATCACTGGTAAGCAGGCCATTTGACACCGCTCATTTGCGTATGATACAATAGTAATGACAACTTTTGCGCAAAAAGTACATCGCCTATTATGGAAGGAGGTTGTTAGGCTATGGCTGAACGCAACGATTCTCACCTTCTGGATGGTGGTGATTCTGTGGGTATGACAGATAACCAGTACAAGGGTATGCTGCTTGACCAGTTGGAAGACTGGCAGGAAATCCTTGACCTGGCAATCGCAGCCGGGAACACCGAGATTCAGAAAAAGGCTGAGAAGCAAATCGCGAAGATCAACGAAAAGCTGAAATTCTAATCTCTACCCAGAGGGAAGGGCTTGTGGAAACACAGGCTCTTCTCTTTTATATTTTGCAGGAGTGTGAACATTATGACACCTAATGAGTATCAGAAAGAGGCGCTTCGGACCGCATCCGGAATGTCTAAGGAATACCCTCGTATTCTCAACGGCCTTATGGGTCTGAACGGCGAAGCCGGAGAGTGTATTGATATTCTCAAAAAGCATCTTTACCAGGGCCACGCTTTCGATAGCGAACACATGGCAAAAGAACTTGGCGATGTCGCATGGTATTTGGCCATCAGCGCAGAAGCTATCGGAGACGATCTTCCAGATGAACATTGATAAGCTCCGCGCCCGCTATCCAGATGGTTTTGACGCCGAACACAGTCTGCATCGCAGAGCAAATGATATTTGAAAGGAGCTTGTGAAAATGGATGAGAAAAAAATCCACTCAATCATTGATGAAGCAATGGCGGCTCGTGACCGCTCTGTGTCCATTTATATTTCGCCTGATGGCGGTGTTTCTGTTTCGGTCTTCCCGTGGCCGGACGAAGAGACACTCCGCAACATGAGAGCCAGCGGTCTGATTTCTCACAATGACTACCGGACACAACTTGGCCTGTCGCCTATGAAAGACTAAGGAGGATCGCAATGAACGAAAAAGTTCTGAGACATAAGGAAATCTGCGATGGGCTGAACGAGCTCTACGCACGCAAAAACCATGACTATGGCGACAGCTTCCATACCACTTTCGTCGAGGAAGGTCTCGCTATGGCCCGTATCCGTTTGGGGGATAAGTTCTCCCGCTTCAAGACCCTGTCCCGCCTTTCCTGCAATGACCGCGACCAGCAGCAAGTTACGGATGAGTCCATTCGTGATACGCTGCTTGATCTCGCAAACTATGCCATCATGACTGTGTTGGAGATGGATACACCGGATGAGAGTCATGCGACTCTGTACGCTTATGACAAGCCTATCTATACTGTTGAGGAGGATAAGTAAGATGAAAGCTAAGAGAGCGCTTTGTATGCTTGCGGCGATCCTCCTCGTTGTCGCCATGATGCTGATGTTCCTGACTGGTTGTAACAGACAAGTCATCGACACGACATTCAGCTATGACAATGCTATCCTGGCGCTTCCCGATGGTTCAGTCATCAGCGGGAAAATCGAGAGCTGGAAAGACTATGATGACGGCGATCAGATTCAGGTAAAAATTGACGGAACTACATATCTGGTTCATTCCGTCAACATCGTACTGATAAAGGAGTAATGATTATGTGGAAGCGCGAACTGATCCGCAACAAGATCTATGCGGTATTGATGGTGCTGGCATCTTTGCCGATTGTTATTTTGGAGAGGGATGGTACGGTCCTTCTCCTTTCTCTTTTCTTCGGAGTTCCGATGTTCTTCGCAAAAGAAAACTGGATCATGGGAGGACCCGTTCATGAAAGTAAAGAAAGCCGGAAAAAGAGTGTTCGGAGCCGTAATGTCTGCTGCCGAGAAAAAGGCTATGGACATGGAGATACAGCGACAGCTCGCAGAGTACGATCGAAAGCATATCCGAGAGATCGACGCTCTGGTTCTGTGGGAGCTGCGTGAACAGCTCGGCTTCGGCAACAAGCGGCTTAAAAAATTCTATGACAACTTCTCCCGCGGCATCGAGGCTTTGATCTGTCGTTATGAGATGGAGCAGGGCGACGATGTCTGGCTCTGTACCTACAAGCTGAAAGAGATCGGATGTGATCTTGAAAAGTGGGAGAAAGAAAGAGGTGACCAATGAGCGACCGAAAAAACTCGGAGGGCTACTCAGATCCGACAGCCTACCAGGCCATGATGAACCTTGAAATTGAGGAGCTTCGTTTTAAGAAGTTGCTCCGGTCTATCAAGGATGTGTGTGACTTGGCGGACTTCGAGATCGAAGGTCGTGTCGTTCTGATCGACAAGCGGTCCGGACGAGTATGGAGGTAGAAAAATGTTTAACTTTCCTACTGAAGATATTGCGAAGGCATTCGGGGCCTTTAGCGAAGCGATCAATCAGTTGGCTGCTGATATTGTTGATGCGTGGGAAGCTGTCACCATGACTGTATCAGCCGTCCTCGACGATGATGCGCTTTGGCCAAACCGATACGGAATGCCGCCCAAAAAGTACGGTCAATCTCTTCAGAAACACTCCAAAAAGTCATTCAAGCAATACGACTACATCCCGATTATGGCAAAAAATCTCCCTTATCAGCGGAGAGCATTTTAGCAAAACTGCGTGAATTTGCCCCGGTTCTGTCTAATCTAAGATAGAATTCGGGGCTCTTTCATGCGCAAAAATCGTGGCCACTTTTATTTTGAAAAACGGGCTTCTGCCCACTTTCTTTCAGAAACTTGATATATTTGGGCGAGTTGAGAGACTTGTAGAGACGGTTCTGGCCAAAAAAAGTGGGTTTTTGCCCGGTTTTATTTGAAAAGTGGGCAGGCTGAAACCGTTGGTACACAAGGCTTTGCTGGCTTTCTGCCCACTTTCCCACTTTTTTCTTTAATTAGTGTGAAGAAAAAATGTAAAAAATATATATAAGTGGCGAGAAAAAGTGGGTTTTTGGTCAAAGCCTGATTTTCCTCAAAAAACTCTCGCTTCCTTTTCGCGTGCAAGTGTGTTATACTGATCTTGCGACACAATTAAATCTTCTTATCCGCTTCACCATGGGAGAATTACTTGGCAACAAGTGTTTCTCTCTTAACTCGTTATACCCATAGTGGTGGTAAGAGGATTGTGTCGCAGCAATGAGAGATGCGCTTTTGCAGGGTGCGTCTCTTCGTTGGGGCGCACCTTTTTTATTTGCACTCTTACGAGGGGAGGACGGAGCGTGGCACGGCCTTACACTGAACAGCAAGTTCTCAAGAAACTGGATATTCCAGATTTCAGACATTTGACAAAAGAAAAAGTCATTGCTTTTGCGACAATGGTTCCGAAGATGAACCCCGAAGTTGCAAAGAAAGCTCTTGAGCAATTTCCGAACTTCGCTTCGACTTCACTTGATGTTTTGAAAGAGTACCGCAGCGTCATCCAGGAAGCGATGGAAGACGATCGAGAGAGTATGCGCAGTTGTTACGATATGTATAACCGCGTGATGGATTCTCTTGAAAAAATGCTGGACAACGACGATCTGACATTTGAGCAGAAGACTTATATTCTCGATCAGATGCAGGAAGTTGCCGCAGCGGTAGCGGATAAGGACTCTGAAAAATCGAGGAACCGTTTGAAGCTCATTGGGGTTATCGGCGGCGTAGCTGCTGCCATTGTCGCGGCTTTGGCTTCGAGTCTTGGAGGTAACATCGCACTGAAAGAAAGCAATAACATTGATGATGACAACATAACGGATTTATGAGAAAGGACGGACAGCATGAGTAAAGGTAACGGAAAGCGTAGCACTGGCGGACTGATCCTCGATGTGATACTTACTTTCTGCACAGGAGGTCTGTGGCTGATTTGGATACTCATTCGGTATCTGCGAAATAATAGCTGACCCTCTGGATATTTGACCGAGACGCTTGAAAAGGTGTCTCGGCTTTTTTTATGCCCTTTTTGGCTTCCGCAGAAAAAACAGGGTCTTTTATGGAGAAGAGAGAGATGTGTTACACATTTCCCTCTCTCCATTTTATTTTTTGTCGAAAGGAGGTCATTTCGTGGCCAGAAGTTCCAGACTTGAGAGCGGATTTCAAGACCGTTTAATCGAGTCATTGAAAGCGTTGTTCCCTGGATGCATTGTTTTCAAGATGGACCAAATTCAGGGACTTCCCGATCTGTTGATTCTTTATGGCGAGAAGTGGGCCTCCCTCGAATGCAAGAGGTCTGCGACAGCTAAGAAGCGCCCAAATCAGGACTACTATGTCGAGAAGATGAACGATATGTCATTCTCTCGCTTTGTGTGTCCGGAAAATAAAGAGGAGGTATTGAATGAACTTCAACAGGCATTCCAACCTTGAAGGTCAGCACGCCTTCCTTGGTGCAAGTAAGTATCACTGGATCAATTACACCGATGATAAAATCGCGGACTCCTATGTGAGATTTCTGGCAACACAGAAAGGAACTGTTCTTCACGCATTCGCCGCTCAGTGTATTCTTTTGGGGCAGAAACTTCCCAAGTCTCAGAAGACTCTGAACATGTATGTGAATGACGCTATCGGTTATAAGATGACGCCGGAACAGATCCTCTACTATTCCCCGAACTGTTTCGGAACGACCGATGCGATTTGTTTCCGAAATAATTTTCTTCGCATCCATGATTTGAAGACCGGAGAAATTGATGCTCACATTGAACAGTTGGAGGTCTATGCCGCTCTGTTCTGTTTGGAGTATCATATTCGTCCAGCCGACATTGAAATGGAACTGCGTATCTACCAGCACGACCAAATTCTGTACCATAAGCCGACTGTTGAGGATATTCTGCCAATCATGGACAGGATCATCACAGCCGATAAGGTTATCAACAAAATTAGAGAAGAGGAGGGTTAGCTATGGACCTCGTAGAGGAAGATATTCTGATGCACTATGGCGTCAAACGGCGCTCTGGGCGCTATCCGTGGGGTTCCGGTGATAACCCTTACCAACATGGCGGCGACTTTCTTGCTCGCGTTGAAGAGCTTCAGCGGCTCGGCAAAACTGAAAAACAGATTGCTGATGAACTTCATCTTTCGACGACTGACTTGCGGATGCAGGTTCGCGTCGCAAAGCATGAACGCCGTGCTCTTCAGGCAGACCGTGCCCGTTCTTTGCGGGAAGACGGTAAGACGCTGGACGAGATCGCCTCAATCCTCGGTTATGCGAATGACTCTTCTGTTCGCGCACTGCTGAATGAGAATACGGCAGCCAATAAGAATAAGGCGCAAGCCACGGCAGAGATTCTGAAGAAAGAGCTTGCTGAAAAAGGAGCCATTGATGTAGGCACCGGCGTTGAGCGGCAGCTTGGCGTTTCTACCGGTGTTCTTCAAGAGGCTCTTTTCATTTTGGAAACCGAGGGTTATAACCGCTATGGCGTCGGCGTTCCCCAGGTAAACGACCCGAAGAAACGCACGATCACCCCCGTTATTTCCGTTCCTGAGATTGATCAGAGAGAGGTTTATCAGAACCTTGATTTGGTTAAGTCTGTTGGCGACTACCATTCTACTGATGGTGGCGAGTCTTGGGATAAGCGTGAGTATCCGGCGAGCATTGATTCCAGCCGTGTGAAGATCCTTTATGGCGATGAGGGTGGCGCACTGAAAGACGGTGTCATTGAGATCCGTCGCGGCGTTGCTGACCTTGATTTGGGAGACTCTCACTATGCTCAGGTTCGTATCCTTGTGGATGGTACTCATTACCTCAAAGGAATGGCGATGTATTCTGACGATATGCCCGATGGCGCAGACATTGTCTTTAACACCAACAAGCATACCGGAACACCTAAGATGGATGTTCTGAAGAAAATTCAGGATGATCCCGACAACCCTTTCGGGGCTTTGATTAAGGCTAATGGCCAGAGTCACTATATCGACGCCGACGGCAATGAGAAGCTTTCTGCGATCAACAAGCTGAAAGAAGAGGGCGACTGGGACAAGATGAGTAAGAATCTTTCTTCCCAGTTCCTTTCCAAGCAGCCCATCCAGCTTATCAAGAAGCAGTTGGATTTGACTTACGCTGATGCTGCTGATGAGTTCTCGGAGATCTGTTCGTTGAACAATCCCACCGTAAAGCGGAAGCTCCTGTTAGACTTTGCGGATGAGTGCGACTCGGCTGCTGTCCATCTGAAAGCGGCTGCTCTCCCTCGTCAGAGCACGCAGGTCATACTACCGCTCAATGCGATGAAAGAGACCGAGATCTTTGCCCCGAACTATCGTGATGGCGAAAAGGTCGTACTAATTCGCTATCCGCACGGTGGTACCTTTGAGATCCCTGAACTTACGGTCAACAACAAAAATCCGACTGCCGTTTCCGTTCTCGGAAAGAACATTCGGGATGCTGTTGGCATCAACCCTAAGGTTGCAGAGCGTCTTTCTGGTGCTGACTTTGATGGCGACCAGGTCGTTGTCATTCCTACCGGTGGGAGGGTGAAAATCCAATCTACCCCCGCCCTTAAGGATTTGAAAGACTTCGATCCTAAGACTGATTACTCGACTGAGGGCAAGACTGGCGTTCGGCTCCTTGCAAAGGGTGCTGCTACACAGAGACAGATGGGTGAGATTTCAAATCTCATTACTGACATGACTCTGAAAGGCGCTACTGAGCCTGAGATCGCAAGAGCGGTTAAACACAGCATGGTTGTCATTGATGCGGCCAAGCACAAGCTCGACTACCGGCAGTCTGAGAAAGACAATGGTATCGCCGAGCTCAAGAAGAAGTATCAAGGCTTTGACGACGAGACTGGTCACCATGGCGGTGCCTCTACCCTTCTATCCCGTAGAAAGCAGGATGTTGAGGTACCGGAGCGTCAGGGCAGCGGTGTCATTGATCCTCTGACAGGAAAAGTCGTTTACAAGGAGTCCGGCAGAACTTATGTGGACCCCCGTACCGGAAAGACGGTAGCGGCAACCACTAAGGTTAAACGCATCCTCGCAGTTGATGATGTTCGTTCGATGTCTTCTGGAACGCTTCAGGAAGAGGCCTATGCCGACTATGCCAACAAGATGAAAGACCTTGCCAACAAGGCCCGTCTTGAATACAAGGCTACCCCTACTCTGAAGCGCTCTGCCAGTGCGGCCAAGGCCTTTGAGCCCGAAGTGAACCGCCTTATGGCTGCTCTCAAGGTCGCACAGTTGAATGCTCCTCTTGAACGAGAAGCTCAACGAATTGCAAATGCTCGTGTAAAAGCAAAGGTTCAGGCAAACAACATTACTGACAAAGATGAGATTTCCAAGATCCGTCGTGCTGCCATCAGTGATGCCAGAAATTCTACTGGTGCAAGCGGAAAGCGAACTCGCATTACAATCAGCGATGGCGAATGGACTGCAATTCAGTCCGGTGCAATTTCAGACACAACCTTGAGCGAGATCTTGCGTTATGCCGAACCGAAAACCGTTAGAGAACGAGCAACGCCGAGAAGAACAACGCAGTTGTCTGATGCTCGCATTAGCAGAATCAAAGCAATGGCGAATTCTGGCCACACAAATGCTGAAATCGCTGAAGCTTTGGGAATTTCGACTTCTGCCGTTTCCAAGTATCTGAATTCATGAAAGGAAGTGAGAGAAAATGGCTCAATCATGCGCGCTAACTACGACAGATAATCCGTATGATCCCTTTACCCAGTACGATGCTTGGTATCGCTTTGATGAAGGCAAAGGCTATCACTCTTGCGCCTACCTGGCCCGTATAGCCAGGACCTCCGATCAGCTTTCAGATGCTGAAAACGAACAGGAACTTGAGCGTGCCATCGACGACATCATCAAATACGATCCCCTTGGGATCTACAAAAAAGTAAAAGCAGACACAAAGGATTCGCCTCTCGTGAGTGCATAAAGGCTTTAGCAGTCTCCTTCGTTCAAATCGGGAGGTTTTATCTTTGGCTCTGCTTTTGCAACACAATAAGTTTTAACTCCTAATCACCTTTTGCTTAGCGAGAATACCTTGCTTTCCAAAAAGGTATAGGGGGGGGGGTCGCAAAAACAGCACCCCCTCTGCATCGCGGCGGTCTTTGAAAATTCTCCGGGGGATATTTTTGAAAAATGTTTTTCGGGGTTTGGGAAGCCGGCGGGAGTTTTGGGCGACGAGACAGGGTTTGAACGGGCCCACAGGGCTGATATTTCACCTCCTGATGTGTTCTTCTTTCCATGGAATCGCCACGACCGGGTCATGCAAGTGCTTTCTCTACCTCCATCTTTCATTTGGGGATTTCTCCTTTCAACTTGTTCAGCCAGTCAGTTCTGTGGGTTCTTTCAAGCCCTGTCTCAAAGTCCAAATAAGTGATGCAAAACACAGTGAATACCATGATCAAACACAGCGAGAGGAGGTGGCAAGGATGGCAAAGGCCGCAAGATCATCTGAGAAAGTACCTAAATCCCGTGCGGCTCTTACTCCTGAAGCAAGAGAGAAGCAACTGATCGCCTTAGCCATTGATGTTGCCGAAGAGCAAATGCGCAACGGCACTGCTTCCTCTCAGGTGATTTCCCATTTTCTGAAACTCGGCTCCACCAGAGCCCAGATCGAAAAAGAATTGCTTGAGAAGCAAAGGGATCTTGCCGCGGCAAAGGCCGAAGCGATCGAGTCCTCCGCCAAGATGGAGGATCTGTACCTCAAGGCGGCCAAGGCTATGAAGAGCTATCAGGGGCAGGAGGACGAAGAGGATGAATATTAAAAGCTATTCAGAGCTTGTTCTTCTTCCAACCTTTGAAGATCGCTTTGAGTATCTTCAGCTTGACGGCATCGTCGGCGAAACGACTTTCGGCTTCGACCGTTATATGAACCAGGTCTTTTACAGGTCGCTGGAATGGAAGAAGATTCGAGACACGGTGATTGCAAGAGATCTTGGCTGCGACCTTGGCATCGAAGGTCACGAGATATTTGGTCGAGTCATCATTCACCATCTGAACCCGATTCGGCAGAGAGATCTTCTGGAACGGACAGACATTCTACTCGACCCTGAGTATCTCATCACAACGACCCATGAGACGCATCAGGCAATTCACTACGGTGACAAAAATCTGTTGCTCACCGAACCACCTCAGCGGACAAGGAATGATACCTGTCCCTGGAAATATTAAACCAAAGGAGGAACCGACTATGCAGAATAATCCTCGCAAGCAGGACATCATTCAGGAGCTTCGCGGTAAGCGTCAGGATGTGACGGAACTCTGCACTGAGGCAGAAGCGGTCAATGAGCCGCATACTGGCTCCGGCATTGTTACGGACTGTCTCTATCTGAATGTGCGTAAGCTGCCTGACATCAACGCAGATGTTGCGGTCGTCATTGACGCGCTGACACAGGTCTGCGTTGACTTGGATGCGTCCACGGAAGACTTTTACAAAGTTCGCACTTCTGATGGGGTCGAGGGCTTTTGTATGAGAAAGTACATTGCCCTTTCCAAGTAAGGAGTGCATCTATGGATACGACTGAAAGCATCCTGACATCGGTGAAAAAGCTTCTCGGAATTGACGAGAATTACACTCACTTTGATGCTGACCTTATCATGCACATCAACTCTGTCTTTTCCATTCTTGGACAGATGGGAGTTGGCCCGAAGAAAGGCTTTGCCATTTCAGGGGCTGATGAAAAGTGGTCTGACTTTCTGGAGGATGACCCTGGTCGGCTTGCCCTTGTAAAATCTTATATGCACCTTAAAGTTCGGCTGCTTTTCGACCTGCCTACCGCTTCCTCTGCTGTTGACGCGATGAACCGTCAAATCAGCGAGTTTGAGTGGCGGCTTTTCGTGGCGGCCGATAATGCTGCAAGAGAGGAGGAAAGTCAAAATGGATGAACTTTGCCACTATGGTATCAAAGGCCAGAAATGGGGCGTTCGCCGTTTCCAGAATTCAGACGGCAGTTACACTTCTGATGGAAAACGCCGCGCTCAGCAGCAGGAGAAGAAAGATCCTGTGAAAGAGATGAAAGATGAAGACCTTAGAAAGGCAATCAATCGGTTATCTCTGGAAAACAAATATAAGGATCTGACTAAAAAGCCGACCCCGCCCTCCAAGCTTGAGTCGACCAAGAAAGCTGTGGATGCCACTTCCGAACTTGTCAATCGGGCGAAGAAGATGGATCAGGACAGCCGCAATGCTACGAAGAAAGAGCGGATGGACCTAAGCAAGAAGACCGACAAGGAGCTTCGCGACCAGATCAACCGCGAGCTTTTGGAACGGCAGTACAACGATCTGTTTGCCAAGGAGTCGGTGTCTAAAGGCCGCCGCTATCTTTCCGATGTGCTTGACAACGCCGGAACGGTTTTGGCTGTCGGCAGCTCGGCTCTGAGCATTGCTCTCGCAATTCAGCAGTTGCAGAAGAAGGCGGGGTAATACTGAATGGCCCTGTCGAATACTGCTGTTCCCCGGTATTACGGGAAATTTCGTGAAGCGGTGATTCGTGGTGAGATCCCTGTCTGCAAAGAGATTTCGATGGAGATGAACCGGATCGACGATCTGATCGCAAATCCAGGAATCTATTACGATGATAAAGCCGTTGAGGGCTGGATCAAGTATTGCGAGGCAGAGATGACCCTGACGGATGGTTCCGATCTTCACCTCCTTGACAGCTTTAAGCTGTGGGGCGAGCAGGTATTCGGCTGGTATTACTTTGTGGAGCGCACGGTCTATGAGCCGAACGCGGACGGACGAGGCGGCCACTATGTCAAGAAGATGATCAAGAAGCGGCTTGTGAACAAGCAATACCTGATCGTTGGACGAGGCGCCGCTAAGTCTATCTATGACTCGTGCATCCAATCATTCTTTGAGAATGTGGACACAAGTACGACCCATCAGATCACGACGGCTCCAACCATGAAACTTGCCGAAGAGGTCATGTCACCGATCCGCACCGCCATCACAAGAGCCCGCGGCCCCGTATTCCAATTTCTGACCCAAGGCTCACTTCAGAACACGACCGGTTCGCAGGCCAACCGCGTCAAGTTGGCTTCGACCAAGAAAGGCATTGAGAACTTTCTGACCGGTTCTCTTATTGAGATCCGCCCCATGTCAATCAACAAGCTGCAAGGTCTCCGATGCAAGATCGCAACCGTAGACGAGTGGCTCTCCGGCGACATTCGCGAGGATGTTATCGGCGCTATCGAGCAGGGTGCTTCCAAGGTGGACGACTATCTGATCGTGGCCACCAGTTCGGAGGGTACTGTTCGTAATGGCGCCGGCGACACCATCAAAATGGAGCTTATGAGCATTCTCAAGGGGGATTATCCAAACCCGCATGTTTCGATCTGGTGGTACAAGCTCGACTCTGTCGACGAAGTCGGCTATCCGGAGATGTGGATGAAGGCGAACCCGAACATCGGAAAGACGGTAAGTTACGAGACTTATCAGCTTGATGTGGAACGCGCCGAGAAAGCGCCTGCCGCAAGGAATGATATTCTTGCCAAGCGTTTCGGACTGCCGATGGAGGGTTATACCTATTACTTCACCTACGAAGAGACACTGCCGCATCGCAAACGCGATTACTGGCAGATGGCCTGCGCGCTTGGCGGAGACCTTTCTAAGGGTGACGACTTCTGTTCGTTCACCTTTTTGTTCCCGCTGCGTAATGGTTCCTTTGGCGTGAAGACCCGAAACTACATTACTTCCAGAACACTGAATAAGCTGCCCGCTGCTATGCGTAATAAGTACGAGCAGTTTATGGATGAGGGTAGTCTTGTCGTTTTGGATGGAACGGTTCTGGACCCGATGCAGGTCTATGAGGACTTGGACGAGTACATCGTTGCGTGTGGGTATGATGTCCGCTGCTTTGGCTATGACCCATATAACGCCAAGGAGTTTGTGGAACGCTGGGCGGCTGAGAACGGCCCGTTCGGCATTGAGAAAGTCATTCAGGGCGCGAAGACGGAGTCCGTTCCATTGGGTGAGCTGAAGAAGCTGGCCGAAGACCGGATGCTCCTCTTTGACGAAGAGTTGATGACCTATGCTATGGGTAACTGCATCGCCATGGAAGATACCAATGGAAACCGGAAGCTGATGAAGAAGCGGTATGAGCAGAAGATCGACGCTGTGTCGGCTATGATGGATGCCTATATCGCTTACAAGCGGAATCCGGAAGCATTTGAATAAGAGAGGAGGATGTCATGGATTACCTTGACAAGCCCGACCCGCAAACTTTTATCGCTCACCATGGCATCAAAGGCCAGAAATGGGGTGTTCGCCGTTTTCAGAATGAAGACGGTAGCTTGACAAAGGCGGGAAAAGAGCGATACAATGAACAAAACAGCCCCAATTCGAGTGATAACTCCGAGAACCAAAAGTTTCATTTGACTGAAAAGCAGAAGAAATATTGCAAAACCATTGCCATTGCCACTGGAGTCGCTCTCGTCACCTATGCTGGTTTTAAGCTCGCCGATAGCGGGGAGCTAAATAGACTCGTTGAAAAAGCAAAAGAGGTAAGTCTTGGATCGCACTACCAAGGATTCTCAAAAAATGAGGATTATTCCGGTCCGCTAAGCGTTGAGTCTATCAAGGACGGTTTGCTTAATAAGATCAACCCGAATTTTTCAAGCACTTTCAGTTTGGGCTCGGTAGGAAGTTATAATAATTGCAAGCGGTGCACTTTTGCTTATGAACTTTCGCGACGTGGTTACGATGTCAGAGCAACACAGACCATTGCTGGAACGGGTCAAAATTTGAATGGGAATAACATGATGTTATTTGTTCCTCGTTGTTCCCGAAAAGATTATAAGCAAGCATTGAAAACATGGAAAAATGACCCATCAATATATGCTACAAATAATCTTATAAAGAAACTTAGTGGGGGCTTATCTGAGAATATTCGGCTCGTTGGGGATACTCAAAACAAATTTAAGTCCATTTACGATTCTATTGAAAAAATGCCTGATCGAGCAAGAGGTGAACTTTCAATTACTTGGTCTAATCGACCCGGTGGTCATAGTCTTGCTTGGGAAGTTATTGATCATAAGCCAATCGTATTTGACTGTCAGACTCGACGCGTTTATGATACTCCGGTAAAGTTTTCTAAAATTCTTAATCAAGCATTGGCGAATGGAATTGATTCCGCTACTTTGTGCCGTCTGGACGACAAGGACTTAAATCTTGATCTTTTAAGGCGCTGGGTGAAAAATAGTTAGATTGGGGCTAAAATCTCATGAAGAATCTCTATGACAAAAAGAAGGTAAAAATGGTTAATAACATGGTCAACTGGAAACCAACAAACATGGCTCTTGGAAATTATATTCATTCTTACTTCGAGACACACCCGCAAACAACGCGTACTAAACAAGCCGAAAGAAGATTGAAGAGAGAATTCTATTTATCCATATTTAAGCGCAGAAAAGTCAAAAAAGAGAACAAAGACATTCTATGACTTTGAATGAACTAAAAGCCGCTATTTTGGAGAATGGAACGGGCATCTACTTTGAGTTTAACGGAAAAAAGTGTGGTGTTGAGCCTGAAGTTCAGGATTCCGTATTTACATTTACCATGTGGTATGGAGACAGCTTTAAGGACTATTCCGATTTCGATGAATTGCTGCTTGATGGTTTCTTTGATGGCAAGTCGATTGTCGATCTTCTTGACATCATCGAACCGAGTCTCTATTGAATTCAAAATGGAGAGCTAAATCATTTACTATGCTCCGCAGACTTTGAACGGTCTGCGGAATTTTTTATGCCATGAAGGAGGTGATGAGTTCCGAATGGAAATGACAGTTGCCACGCGGCTAAAGCACGCATGGAATACATTCATGAACCGAGATTCTTATGTTTCTCGGATGTCGATTGGGCCGAGTTACGGTTATCGCCCCGACCGTCCACTCTTCAGCCGTGGAAATGAGCGTTCGATCATTACCTCGGTCTATAACCGTATTGCGCTGGATGTCTCATCTATGACCGTTCAGCATGTGCGACTGGATGACAGCGACCGATTCAAGGAGGTCATCGAGAGTGGGCTTAATAACTGTTTAACGGTAGAAGCCAATGTAGACCAGACCGGAAGGGCCTTTATGCAGGACATTGTTATGTCGATGCTGGACGAGGGCTGCGTTGCTATCATCCCTGTCGATACAAACTTTGATCCTGAGAAAACCGGCGGCATTGACATCGAGACGATGCGGACCGGCAAGATTCTTGAATGGTTCCCGCAGCATGTAAAGGTTCGCGTCTACAATGACCAGCGCGGTGAGAAAGAGGATATTCTTGTCCCCAAGAGTACCGTCGGCATTGTGGAGAATCCTTTCTATGCTGTTATGAATGAACCGAACTCTACGATGCAGCGGCTTATCCGAAAGCTGAACCTGCTGGACGCCATTGACGAGCAGAACAGTTCCGGAAAGCTGAACCTCATCATTCAGTTGCCGTATGTCATCAAGACAGAAGCACGTCGTCAACAGGCGGAATTGCGCCGACAAGATATCGAGAACCAGTTGGCCAGCTCCAAATATGGTGTTGCGTACACTGACGGAACTGAGCATGTGGTCCAACTGAATCGCCCCGTCGAGAACAACCTGATGTCCCAGATCGAATACCTGACGAGTATGCTTTACAGCCAGTTAGGTTTGACCCAGGGCATTCTGGATGGCTCTGCCGACGACAAGACGATGCAGAACTACCTGACTCGAATCGTTGAGCCAATCCTCTCTGCCATTGTTGATGAGATCAAGAGGAAATTCCTCACCAAAACTGCTCGGTCGCAAAAGCAGTCCATCCTGTTCTTCCGAGATCCCTTCAAGCTGGTGCCTGTCGATAAGATCGCTGAGATGACTGACAAGTTCACCCGCAACGAGGTTATGACCTCGAATGAGATCCGGCAGAAGATCGGCATGAAGCCTTCTTCCGACCCAAAGGCGGACGAGCTGCGCAACAGCAATCTGAGCGCACCGGCGGAAAGCACGCCGGCATCAACACCGAAGGAGGACAACAATCAAAATGGAGAAGAAACTTAAGTACGACTTCAGCGGCTGGGCGACGCGCAATGACCTTGTGTGCAGTGATGGCCGCACCATTCGCCGTGATGCGTTTGCGCATTGCGACGGAAAGACCGTCCCCCTCGTATGGAATCACCAGCATGACGACCCGACCAATATTCTTGGCCATGCGCTGCTGGAGAACCGCGAGGATGGCGTTTACGCTTACTGCACATTCAACGAAACTGCTGCCGGTAAGGCTGCTAAGCTGATCGTGCAGCACGGAGATGTGGATTCCCTGTCTATCTATGCCAACGGCCTGAAGCAGCAGGGCGGAAATGTGATGCATGGTGACATCAAGGAGCTGAGCCTTGTGGTCGCCGGTGCAAATCCCGGAGCATTCATCGACTTTGTCGATCTTGCTCATGGAGAGGGCGCTGAGCAGGAAGTCATCTTCTGCGCCAACGAACCTATCACGCTCGCCCATGCAGATGAAGGCAAAGCTGATGATTCTGCCGATGACGGCAAGAAGTCCGCTGATGGCGACAAGAAAGACACCGGAAACGGCGACACCGTTGAAGATGTCATCAACAGCCTGACCGAAAAGCAGAAGACCGTTGTGGTTGCTCTGCTCGCCAATGCTATGGCCCACAGCGATTCTGACGACGATGATGGCGAAGAGAAGAAGGATGACGGCCACATCGAACATTCTGACAAATCCGAAGGAGGAGACAAGACTATGAAACACAATGTTTTCGAGAAGCCTGAGGACAATCAGGCGACCACCCTGAGCCATTCCGCTCAGACCGAGATCATCGCCAGCGCCAAGCTCAAGAGCGTCGGCACTCTTCAGGGGGCTATGAAGCTCTACGCCGAGCAGCATAACGATACTCTGAAGCACGGTATCGACGACATCGAGGCCCTGTTCCCCGAGTATAAGGATCTGCGCACCGGCGCTCCTGAGCTCATCACCCGTGACCAGGGCTGGGTCAATGTGGTCATGAACAAGGCCCAAAAGAGCCCTATCAGCCGTATCCGTACCCGCAACATGGATGCCCGCGGCGATGACATCCGCGCGCATGGTTATCAGAAGGGCAAGAAGAAGGTTCCTTCCGGCAACATGAAGCTGATGAAGCGCACCACCGATCCGCAGACAATCTACATCACTGACTCCATGCACCGCGATGACATCATCGACATCACCGATTTCGATGTGGTCGAGTACCAGTACGGTGTGATGCGTCAGACTCTGCTGGAAGAGGTCGCTACCGCTATCCTGATCGGTGACGGTCGCGATGAGGCCGATGAGCACAAGATCTCTGAGGAGCATGTCCGTTCTATCTGGAATGACGACGATCTCTACACCATCCACTATGATGTGGACATCGAGGCTGCCCGCAACGAGCTTCAGGGTACCGGCACCGCTTCCTGTTTCGGCGAGAACTACATCTACGCCGAGGCGATCATCACGGCTGCCCTTTACTCCCGCGAGAAGTTCAAGGGCACCGGCACTCCCGACTTCTTCTGCACGCCGCATCTGGTGAATGTGATGCTGCTGGCCCGCGACACCAACGGTCGCCGCATCTACAACTCCAAGGCTGATCTGGCTGCTGCGCTGAACATCAATGAGCTGCACACTGCTGAGCAGTTCGAGGGTCTGGCCCGCACCGACAAGACCGGCAAGAAGCATAACCTGCTGGGTATCTTCGTCAACCTGAGCGACTACACCGTCGGCTCTACCAAGGGCGGCGAGATCACCCGCTTCAACCAGTTCGACATCGACTTCAACCAGGAGAAGTACCTGATTGAGACTCGTCTGTCCGGCGCGCTGACCAGACTGTGGTCTGCTATCGCACTGGAAGAGCCCGTGAAGGCCTCTTCCGGCCAGACCGAGGATACCGGTCACGACGGCACCTAAGGGAGAAAATTCAAAATGGCAAAATTTTACGGACCGGTAGGCTATGCTGAAACGGTGGAAACGGCACCTGGTGTATATGTGGAAAAGATCACGGAGCGGATGTACTTCGGAGACTTGACCCGTAACACCAGGCGTCTTCAGTCATCGGAAACGCTCAATGACGACATCAATGTTGCGAATGAGATCAGCATAGTCGCCGATCCGTTTGCCAACCAGAATTTCCACCGAATGCGGTATGTTGGCTTTATGGGGGCAAATTGGAAGATCTCCAATGTTGAAGTCCATTATCCAAGACTGATCCTGACGATCGGAGGTGTCTACAATGGAGAGACTGCTTCTTCAGAAGACGCTATCTGACATTCTTGGATGCCCAGACCGAGGCGAAAAGTGCCGTGTGTACTTTCAGCCCCCAGCCAGCAAGGAAATGATTTATGACTGCATCGTTTACGAGCGCAGCCGTATTGAACCTACTTTTGCTGACAATCAGCCCTATGCGCTCCACGACCGGTATCAGGTGACTGTGATTTACAGAAATCCTGACAGCGAGATCCCAAGCAAGATCGCGCTTCTTCCGATGTGCAGCCATGAACGCCACTATACCAAAGAAAACCTGAACCATGATGTGTTCAACCTATATTTCTAACCTTACAAGGAGGAAACAACTATGAGTAAGATCAAGTGGGATGAAGTCGGCAAGCGCCTGTATGAAACCGGCGTCGACCACGGCGTCCTGTTCCCGATGGGCGAGGACAATGCATACGGCAAAGGTGTGCCCTGGTACGGCCTGAGCGCCGTTAACGAGAGCCCCTCCGGCGGCGAGCCTAATGCCGTATGGGCGGACAACATCAAGTACCTGAACCTGATGAGTGCCGAGGATTTCGGCGCCACCATCGAGGCTTACACCTATCCCGATGAGTTCGAGGCCTGCAACGGCTGCGCTGAGATCGCCCCGGGTGTCACCATCGCCCAGCAGGATCGCAAGATGTTCGGCTTCTGCTATCGCACGCTGATCGGCAACGATACGGTTGGTACGAACTACGGCTACAAGCTCCATCTGGTGTACGGTGCGCAGGCTTCTCCCTCTGAGAAGAACAACCAGACTGTGAACGACAGCCCCGAGGCTGCCACCATGAGCTGGGAGATCAGCACCACGCCTGTGGATGTTCCCAATTTCAAGCCGACTGCGCATCTGGTCATCGACTCCACCAAGACCGACAAGGCCAAGCTCGCGAAGCTGGAGGAGATGCTGTACGGCACCGATGGCGACCAGGCCACCGAGCCCACTCTCCCGATGCCCGAGAAGGTCATCGAGCTGCTGAAAGCTGCTGGCTGATCTACGGTACAAGAACTTCTAAAGCGGGGCTCTCTTCACCGAGGGCTCCGCTTTCTTTAATTTTTGAAAGGAGAAAGCATCATGCTTAAGAAAACTATCACTTATACCGACTACAACGGTACCACTCGCAAGGAAGATTTTTACTTCAACCTGACGCAGGCTGAGGTGACTGAGCTGGAGGTCTCCGTGGAGGGCGGTCTCGTTGAACAGATCAACCGCATCGTTGCGGCGCAGAATGGCAAGGTCATCATTGAGACCTTCAAGGACATCATTCTGCGCGCTTACGGTGAGAAGTCTCCGGATGGCCGTCGATTCATCAAGAACCAGGAAGTCCGCGATGCCTTCGCTCAGACCGAGGCGTACAGCAAGCTGTTCATGGAGCTGGCAACCGATGCTAAGGCTGCGAGCGAGTTCGTCAACGGCATCGTTCCTCCCAAGACGGAAAAGGCAGCCCCGGCCGATCAGAGTGCCGAAGCTCCTGCTGTTCCTGAAAACTGATGATAATGAGGACCGGCGATGCTGAAGATCACAGTGCCGGCTACCGAATTGTTTGACGGGGTCGGAAACTTTATCAACACCAAGGAGCAGACGCTCCAGTTGGAGCATTCGCTGGTCTCTCTTTCAAAATGGGAAGCCAAATGGCACAAGCCTTACTTGTCCCGCAAGGCGATGACCATAGAAGAGACGATCGACTACATCCGGTGCATGACACTGACACAGAATGTCGACCCGAATGTGTATAAAGCGATCACTCCATCAAATTTGAAGACGGTCACGGAGTACATTGACGCTCCGATGACCGCCACGACCATCTCCAATGCAAAGAAAAAGGGTGGAAGCCGTAAAATCGTCACGGCAGAGGTCATTTATTATTGGATGATCTCCTACGGTATCCCGTTTGAGTGCCAGAAATGGCATCTGAACCGACTTCTGACCCTTATCAATGTATGTAATGTGGAGGGGTCGCCGCCTCAGAAGCTTTCGAGAGCGGAGGTTGCCGCGCAGTATAAAGCGCTGAACGCTGCCCGACGGAAGCAGTGGAATACAAGGGGGTAACACCATGACAGAAAAAGAACTGAGAGCCAAAGTGGTCTCGATCGCAGAGAAGTATCTCGTATGTAAGGAAAGCAATGGCTCGCATAGAAAAATCATCGACCTCTATAACAGTCACAAACCGCTTGCACGAGGCTACCCCGTGAAATACACAGACGCCTGGTGCACAACTTTTGTGAGCGCTGTGTTTATTGAGGCCGGCTTGACAGAGATCGCGCCGACTGAATGCGGATGCGGAGCAATGATCAATCTTTATAAGAAGATCGGTCGTTGGGAAGAGAATGATGCCTATGTCCCATCTCCGGGTGATGTTGTTATGTACGACTGGCAAGATAACGGCGTTGGTGATAATACCGGTTCCGCTGATCATGTCGGTATTGTGGCAAGTGTTTCTGGAAATTCCATCAAGGTCATCGAAGGAAATATGAGTGATGCCGTTGGGTACAGAACCTTGCGGGTGAATGGCAAATACATTCGAGGCTATTGCCTCCCCAAGTATTCTGCCAAAGCTGGTTCGACAGGTTCCAACACAACAACACCGCCGAGTAACGGCTCGGCAAGCAAGCCCGCAAGTGCTAAAAAGGCAACCGAGGCAGCAAGATCTTTCAATAAGACTTTGGCCGGTACTTATGTTGTCACGGCAAATGTTGGGCTGCATATCCGTAATGGTGCAGGAACCGGTAAGGCCAGTCTCACCGTACTTCCCAAAGGTACAAAAGTTGCAAACTATGGGTACTACACGCTTGTCGGCAATATAAAGTGGCTTTATGTTCAGGTCACTTACAAGGGTGTCATATACACCGGATTTTGCAGTTCTCAGTATTTGAAGAAGTAAACAAGTGCAATTTGGAGGAAAACATGATCACGTTCAGACAAAAGGGCGACTTCTCCAAGCTGACGAGGTTTTTGGAGAGAGCCAAAGAAACGGTGCATCTCGGAGACCTCGATCAGTATGGCCGAGCCGGAGTGGCCGCTCTTGCGTCTGCAACGCCTGTTGACTCTGGAGAAACGGCCCAATCGTGGTATTACGAGATCACGAACAAGAAGGGTTTTGTGAGTATCTCGTTTCACAATTCAAATATTCAAAATGGAGTTCCAATCGCCATCATTTTGCAGTATGGACATGGAACTGGAACCGGCGGCTGGGTAGCGGGACGTGATTACATCAATCCTGCTATCCGGCCTATTTTTGATCAAATCGCAAATGACGCATGGAAGGAGGTCACGAAGACATGAGCACAACGATCGACGAGAGAGTTGTTGAAATGCGATTCGACAACCGTCAATTCGAGGCGGGTGTGAAGACAAGTTTGTCCACGCTCGACAAACTCAAAGAGGGTTTGGATCTGGACGGTGCGGCTAAAGGTCTGAAGGGCCTTGGCGACGCAGCTAAAAAGTGCGACCTTTCGACCCTTAGCAATTCCGTCGAGACTGTTCGGATGAAATTCTCGGCGCTCGAAGTCATGGCGGTGACCGCCCTTTCAAACATTACCAACTCGGTCATCAATACCGGAAAACGGATGATCGAATCGTTTACATTGGAGCCTGTCAAACAAGGCTTTGACGAATACGAGCTTAAGATGGGCTCTATTCAGACGATCATGATGAGCACCGGCGCATCGCTGGAGGAGGTCAACAAGTATCTTCAGGAGCTGAACACCTACTCCGATAAGACAATTTACTCTTTCCAGGATATGACCTCCAATATCGGTAAGTTCACGAATGCCGGCGTCGGCCTTGAAGATGCTGTTATGGCTATCCAGGGCGTGTCGAATGTGGCTGCCGTATCCGGTGCAAATGCAAACGAGGCTTCCCGTGCGATGTATAACTTTGCGCAGGCCCTGTCCGCAGGATATGTCAAGCTGATCGACTGGAAATCCATTGAAAACGCGAACATGGCAACGGTGGAATTCAAGACGCAGCTTTTGGAGTCGGCTGTTGCGTGTGGAACTTTGACGAAAACCGCAGACGGAATGTATAAGACCGTCAAGGGAAATGTCATCGACGCCACACATAACTTTAACGATTCTTTGCAGGATCAGTGGATGACGACGGAAGCTCTTGTCGGCACACTTCGTAATTATGCTGATGAAACGACCGACATCGGCAAGAAGGCATTCGCTGCTGCACAGGATGTTAAGACATTCTCACAGTTGATAGACACCCTAAAGGAAGCTGCGGGCTCCGGCTGGGCGAATACCTGGGAAATCCTCTTTGGTGACTTTGAGGAAGCCAAGGAATTGTGGACTGGTCTTAGTCAGGCGATCGGCGGATTTATTGATACGCAGTCTGATGCTCGTAATTCGGTACTTCAGGGATGGAAAGACCTTGGCGGCAGAACCGAGCTGATCGAGTCTCTCAAGAACACGCTCAAGGGGATCGGGACAGTTATCAAGCCGATCACAGAAGCCTTTCGTGATATTTTTCCGCCAACTACTGCGGAACAGCTTCATAATCTGACGGAAGGACTGCTGAAGTTCACAGAAAAGCTGACGCTTAGTGACACTGCTTCCGAAAACCTGAAGAACACCTTTAAGGGTCTATTCGCCATTCTTGATATTTGCAAACAGGTGATCGGTGCAATTCTGGGTCCGGTCGGTTCTCTTCTTGGGAAAGTGACCGGCTTAGGCGGCGGTGTTCTCGGCGTGACCGGCTCTATTGGAGAATGGCTCGCCAAGCTTGACGAAGCGATCAAGAAGAACGACGCCTTTGGCAAAGGAATTGAGAAGATCTCTGATTTTGTGAGCGGTGCTGTTACGGCCATCAAGAATTTTGCCGAGTCTGTTCGTGAATACCTCGGTCTGCCGACGCTTGACGAAGCGAAGGAGTCTATGAAAGAACTCTTTGGTACTGCCGAAGAGAAGATTCAGGTTCCTGGACTGGAACTCCTGCACACGATCCTGGAGAAGCTGAAAGAGCGTGCCGGTCAGGTCAAAGACGCTATTGTCGGTCTGAAAGATGGCATCTCCGATGCGTTTTCTAAGATTGGCGGAAATACCGATGTGTCGAAATTTGCCGCATTGATCCAAGCACTATCCATTGCCGCTAAGAAAATTGGCGGTGGTATTTTCGATGCGCTCGGCAACGGCATCAATAAGATCGTAACTGCGGTGAGTAACGCTGATTTTAGCGGAATCATCGACCTACTAAACGGAATTTCTATCGGCGGTATTGCGATTGCCATAACCAAGTTCACCAATAGTTTGACGAAGCCCTTTGATGAAGTCGGAGGCCTTCTTGACAATGTGAAGGGGATTCTGGATGGGGTTCGTGGATGCTTTGAGGCATATCAGACGCAGTTAAAAGCCGGAACTTTGCTGAAAATAGCAAGCGCTATTGCGATTCTGGCAGCATCTATCGTCGCGATTTCTCTTATTGATAGTGAGAAGTTATCTTCGTCACTGGGAGCTATTACGGTTCTCTTTGCTGAACTGATGGCATCCATGTCGGTCTTTACCAAAATCAGCGGAGATGTTAAAGGTGCGGTGAAGAGTTCGACAGTGATGCTCGCCATGTCCACATCCATCCTGATCCTTGCATCAGCGCTGAAAAAGATCGGTGACTTGGATGGCGGACATCTTGCAAAAGGTGTTGCCGGTGTGACGGCCTTGATGGCGGCGATGGTCGGTGCGGTGAAGTTGCTTAACATGAGCGGCGGTTCTTCGATGAAGGGTGCGACACAGATGGTTCTCTTTGCGGCTTCCATCAAGATCCTTGCATCGGTCTGCACAGACCTTGCAACGCTTGAATGGGATGGGCTTGCAAAAGGGCTGACCGGTGTCGGCGTGCTGCTGGCGGAAGTCTCGCTCTTTATGAACACCGCAAAGTTCAGTGGAAAGTCTTTGACAACAGCGGCGGGCATCGTCATTCTTGCCTCGGCAATCAAAATCCTGGCATCCGCCTGTAAGGATCTCGGTAGTCTCGATTTCGGACAGCTTGTGAAGGGGCTTGGCTCCATCGGTATTCTTCTGGCGGAGATCACGGTCTTTACCAAGTTGACC